TTCTGTCAACATGACTAAACAAATCACATCGAATATGTTCCAAAACTTTAAGGACATGATGTGGGATAAGAAGCTAAAGCTCTACAACAAGAAAGACCCTTATGTAGATGGTCACGAACCTTATATTGCAGAGCTTTTAGAGCTACAGCAAACAGTGCATTCAAAACACCTTATTACTGTGGAAGCACCGCAAACTGCTGGGAAACATGACGATATGTCTGATGCACTTGTTAGAATGATCTGGTTAGCTTCAAACAGTATGGGTAAAACCAGATACTTCGCACAAGGCTCAAGAGGTGGATCTCACCCTCTTGCTGGTGGGAAAAGCTTTGCTACAGGTGGTAGATACACAGGCAGAGGCGGATCTGATTCAAAGAGAATAGCACCTAAAAGATCTAGGTATGATCTCAGAGGGTCTATAAACGGAAGGTACGGAAAAAAATAGGCAAAAAAAAGGCAAAAGAATATCTCTGGACTAAGCAACTTACCTAGAGTAAATCTGCTTTAGTCTCTCTTTGAGATAGTCTTTTGCTTTCTTGTGTTCGTCTTCAAGGTTCTGTCGGCTCACTTCTCTTTCAATGAACTCTAAGACCTCTTGACTTTCCATGTTCTCCCTGAATCTCCTACGAGCTTCTTCAGCTTCTTCTGGAGTTCTATTTCGCAAGTTCTTAATCTTAATGTTTGCGATTGCTTGGGGAGATAGCTTTTTCTTTTCCATATTTCTTCCCCTAAAAAGAAAAGCCCCTACTATTAGTAGAGGCTGGACTATAACTGAAACCTATTAGGTCAAAGTATAGTTACTAATATACTAGCATAGATCAGTGATAATACTAATGACTAGAATGACAATAATTGTGTGAATAATCATTTAATTCTGAACCTCAAGAGCACTCATTAGTAGAACTGTATAGCTGGCTGTTAAAATAATGCTGTATAGTACAATCATAATATCCTCGTTTCTGTTTTGTGTTGTTATTTACTATTATTATCAATAGTAATGAGGGGGGGGTATATTTCTATAACCCCCAAGCATCTAAATAATGGGCGATCACCATCAAAATAATTATAGGTGAAGAAAACCACAGTGAGATGCAAAAAATATAGCCAAACATGAATAGGGAGCTAATAGGAAGCATCACCCAAGCATTGTCTAGGTTTTTAGAAATAAACCTGTCAAAAAAATTCATAAACCGCCTTGCCTTTTCTTATTTAGGTGAGTATATGGCGAAAAAACTAAAAGCTTTGAAAGGTTTCAGTTATGAGCTACATATACATCACAATGATATTTGTCTTTTATTCCCCATTCTTCTTTGGTGCAATAAAAGACCTACTGAAGTAAATTACTTCTTAGGTTGAGCAGGCTTACTAATGTTTGCCTTGCCTCGACAAATAGGCCCAAAGAAAAACTCGATAGAGTTGGGGTTCGTTAGCTTTCTAGCACACCTAGCACACCGAGACTGAGCGTAAATCTTGAGGTGTGGAGAGTTATCCATGTCCTCTTGAGTTGATTGCAATAACCAGCTTAGTGTCTCTTGTGCTAGGACTAACCGAGAGGTATTTACTGCTGAGGGTCGGAAGACACCAAAAGCGACAGTACCGATTCTCTCATAAACATCATTACCATCCATAACATATAGAGTTGTGGGATCAGTAAGGTAGTCACCTTTTGAACGAACAGACTTGAAAGTCATGTGTGTATTCAACCGACTATTACTTAGGGTGAATGTCCAAGACTTCTCTCTCTTGCTTGGAAGAGCGTTCCCATTCTCATCAACATTCTTGCCATAGAAAGGGGCTGAAATGTGGGCTGGGAGATTCTCAATTTTAACTTCAACTGTTTGAATTGCCATAATAAATAATCCTTTTCTAATTTAATCTGTATTTACTCTTATTATCAAATACAGACATGGGGGGATTATTTTTTTAACAATAGAATCTAGTCGATAAGCTCGAGTTTACCCCTGTTTATCCAAGCATCATTTACAACCTTAGGTACTCTGTGCTTATTTAAGTACTCAACAGTATCTGTAAGACCATTTTTGTATAGGACTCTATATAACTGCAAGATAAGCTCTGTGGGGTTGTATTTGTTAAAGGCTTTACGGGACATAGGTCTACTATCACATCTCTGTCTCAAAAGATAAAGATTGGTTTCGTGAGCACTTGCAATAGACATGAGGAAATCATCCATACCTAGAGTCAAGGCATCTCTTTCCTTAAGGATGTTATAAGAATGCTTGAATATGAACTGCAAAGCCTCCTCTACAAACAAAGCCCTTTTTATAGGGTCTTTTTCTCCCTTTATTTCAACAATAGGAAGCAACTTGTTTGCCATAAGTTGAGCTTGAGGAACAGGATCTAATGCTTCTGACCCAGCAGAAGCTGCAATCTTCTCTGCAAGAAGATCAATCTCTTCTACTAAAGAACTATAAATCCTATCCATCATTTCATGGTCTCCATAAAAATGACCACCTCTGACTTGCCAATGGCTAGTCCAATGAGACCAGTGAGCAGCTCTAAGGGTGCAGAGTACAAACTGTAATACTGCTAAATTACTTGCTTCTATAATCATTTATCTTTCTCTTTCTGTTTTTTCTGTTGGATTTTAGTTCGAGGGCCACCAAATTCCTTACGACTATAAGGCTTTGGCCTCTTTCTCCTGTTTTGTTGATACTTTATAGCCCTATTGGGGTTTCTATTATATCTTCTTTTAGCCCTGAGAGACTCTTTGTGCTTTTCACCTTTGGACATCCGTCTTCTTTTCTTATCATATTCAATACGGACTTGACCCTTCATCTTCTTCTGTCTATTTTTTTGAGGCATCAAAGACCTTACAGCAACTTTTATTAATTCACCATTGTCATCAACATCCCAGATCTCATCTATTTGAGCAGGCATCTGTTTAATCATCTTACTTTTCTTTAGCCCTTGAGTCTCAAAAGGAAGAACTTCACCTTCTGAGCTTTTTTTGTGCTTCTTGTAATACTGCTTACGATAGTCTTTTCTGTTCTTTCTAAAATTAGAGTCTGTCTTGATTCGTTTTCTATATAGCTTCCGTTGCCTATTTCTTTGTTGTACATTGGTTCTTCTCTTGCGAAGAGACTTTGTACTAGGTCGCATCCTAAGTCTGCGTTTGATTCTATAGTTGGTCTTACGCTTAGACTGACCAGCCACAACCTCACCATCTTCAACATCCCAGAATTCAGTATTTCCCACAATTCTGCGTTTAAGACCCGTAGAAGTAGACTGATCTATATAAGGATGTCCATAGTTCTCTCCTGGAACAGCACTAGATCGAGGTCTTTCGTGTAGTGCTTTACCCTCTGGTTGGTCTTTTAATGCACTTGGATCTTTCGGTGGTCTATTCTGTCCACCCTGACCACTAGAATCGGGCACAGTATTAAATCCTTTCGGTGCTGCCCTGTCTTCCGTTCTCCCCTCTGGGTGTCCACTAGGTAAAGGTAGAACTCTGTCTCTCTGAGGCTTACCGTCTTCATAATCTGCTCTTGTCTTTTCGGGGTTAGTGTCATTATTTATTTGATCTTGTCTGGTCTTAGTCACCCATGTCTTCACACCAGCTAAATCTTGTGCAGGTTGAGAACCAGCTTGTTTTAAAGACTGAGGTATGACCCTCGCTGAACCACTACCACTGTTATTCACATACCCTCTGTCTATAACATTTGTAGGTCTAGGTTGATTGTGAAGATCTTTATACTTCAGATTAGGAGAATCTGGAGAAGGTCTGCCTATATTCCTTGCTGAATCCCCATTAGGCAAAGAACTGTGGTCATTTACACCATCGGGGTTCTCATCCTTACCATGACTTCCTTGATTTAAACTTGTTAAAGAATCTGGTGGAGATACTTCTCTAAAGAAGTCTGCTTTCTTTCCTAGCTTCTTATTCTCATAAAGAACAGTAGCGAGTAGTTTACCTGCCTTGTTGTCTGAAGGGTAATGGACACCTCTATCTACTCTCGATTGTTCAACCATCCTGGCTATATTTAATAAACCCTCTCTCAGGAGAGGGTATTTATCAGCAAGTAAGAGAGCAGCATAGTAAGCCTGAGCTGTGTGTCCACTAGGGTAGCTAGGTGTCTGTGCAGACTCTAAGTAGTCATACTTAAATGGAATACCATGTTTGCTAGCTAGAACATTAGGCCTTGAGACATTGAAGAAGCTTTTATGAATAACTATACTTCCCAGAATCCCATCCATCATAGATTTGATGTTAACAGGTGACTCAACATGACCATGTTCTAGTAAGAGATTTGAAAAAAGATGTTCTGAACTTGAATCTAAAGCGTCCTGCAACTCTGGAGCATTATATCTATTTTCATACTGATACGATACTTCAGAAAGCTCTCGGAGGTGTTCTTCTTCAGAGGGTGGGGGTGGGATTAAGATAGAACTACTTGCCACCTTTTTTATGGAGTACAGAGCTACACCCATTCTCTTTCTCAAAGGAACATTGCTATTAAATCTAGAGTATTGGTTTGAATACCCTATGTTCAGGTCTACCCTATAACTCCCCCCATTTATCGCATAGTAAAGGGAAATGTTAGTTGCAGAAGGGTCATACCTATTTATTGAAGCAGATTCTAAAGAAAACCTTCTGATATTGAACTGATTTTGAAGCCTAGACTCGACTTTATCCAAAACAAGGCTCAAGAACTCTGTAATCTTCTTGTCTTGATCTTCTGCATAGAAAGCTAAAAGGTGTAAGATAGCTTTTTTCAGCTTCGATACAGCCCTAGAGTTTCTAGTAATCCCTAGAGCAGACTTCTTGTCTAAAACTTCTTTAGCTTCCTCAGAAAAGGTAGGAGTGTTAGTAGGCTTCTTTCCACCACTCTCTTGTTTTTTCTTGTTCTTAGCGAGTTCTGCTCTGTCTTTTTTTGCCATATCATGAGCTTTTTCTCTTGGCATACATTTGAGGGGCTTTTTTCCATTCTCTGTAATGGATGACCACTCTGGGTCACTAGATATCCCACATGGGCCAACAATGTCACCTGGTTCATATGTCTTCTTAGATCCATCTTCTTTAGTTATTGTTTTCTTAACAGGAGTTATAGAAACCCAATCACCCCATGTTGCTCTTTCATCAGGTTTACCACCACCATGCCCTGCAAACCATGTATCAAGACCACCTTCACCTGTGTTCTTTTTTTTAGGGTCATCTCTTTTGACAGCTTTTTTGGACATAACTACCTCCTGTGTTTTAAGGCAGACCATTAAAAAACTACAAAACAGAAACTAGTCTTTCCTAAAGACAACGATGAAGCTAGAGTTTTGGTTTGTGTAAAACTTACTAGGGTATCCCTGTAGAAAAAGACTTCTCTGATTACTCTGATCCCAAACAATAAGGTCATGGTATTTAAAACCTGCTGCCTCTCCAACCTTAGCTAAGTCAGAATGGAAGTCTACATAAGGAATGCCATTCTTCGTGTCTCTATAATCTTTAACAACCCAAGCACCATAACCTCCACTCTTTGTCTTCTTGAGGATAAGACTTAGGAGACCCTGTGCCTCTTTTAAGAACTCATCATAAGGTAAGTTCCCAAAGTCTTCTTTCGATGTAGAATACTGACGAACCGATGAGTTATTCTTGTTCTTTATAATAGAGTCCTTGTGTACCTTAGCCCTGTCCTCTAAAGACTTCTGGATAAAGTCAGCGTAAGGTGGGGAAGTCACTGTAAGTTGAACAGACTCATCTTTTAAGTAGTTGTCCAAGTTCATACAGTTATCGTTATATAGCTTTACATCACATGTGCTGAACATTGAATACTCTGAGTTAACTCTCTTTTGAGCAAACTCAAAGAACTCTGGGTTAAGTTCAATACCAACAGCATCTCTGTTCTTAAATATGGCAGACATTAAGGAAGTACCTGTACCCAAAAAAGGATCGAAAACTAAATCGCCTTCTTTTGAATACATGGAGATAAGCCTATCAGTTAGGCTTTTAGGGTAAGTTGCTCCATGTTCTGCTTCTTCTTTTGTTCTTGGTGGTTGAAAGACATCAGACCAGACATTCCTGCTATTGAGAACCCACTCTTTAGCAGACATACCATTGAATGTGCTAGACCTCTGTCTATCGTCTTTCTCTAAGTCCCCTGAATCTGTGTCCGCTTCCGAAACTTTATTCTGGACTAAGTTATTCAAAGAAGAAAGAGCCATTGTAATCTTTTGGACTCTGGAATTATCCAAGCTAAGATTTTGAATATCCCATTCTAAACTTTTGATCTTAAAAACGATCTCTTCGACTGTCATATATTTTCTCCATGTATCTGTTTACAACATTATACAATAGAGATTCTTCAGTACTCGATTTCTTGTAGCAGTTCTTATAAGGTCTACAAGATGCCTTTTCTGAAAAGCCCATCTCATCACAGGTCTTAGATTCACAGTGTTCTTTGTCCCACTTGCGAGGCTCTTTGAACTCTGAGCTTTCTTTCTTCCACTTGCCACCTAGTCTTTTGTACTGAGCCAAAGCCCAGCCATTGGCATAAGCAGATGGGAATACTTTAAACCCTGAACCATTGTTGACAGGGTTCACAGTTTCTTTGCCCCTAGAAACAGGTGTCTTTCTCTCACCTTTTGCTAGGGATTGAATTTCAGACCAGAGCTTTTTGTCTACAGGAACATTCTTACTCATAACTTATAACCACCTTAAAAATAATCATATTTGAAGTAGAACTTCTTATAAACTTTCTATAAAGATCTTTAAGCCCACCATAGCTGAAAGTGATTTTTAAGATGTACATAGTTAAATTTGAAAACAAGAGCCTTACCTTCCAATCTTACTTGGAAGCTATCCTTTTTTCCAGAAACCTAAGAAAGGCATTCAGTATTGAAAAGATCTGAGCGTATAAAAGAAAAAATATCAATCATGTCTGTGCTTAGTGGATATGGTTATGATGTTATCAACGTTGAGAAAGAACAACAGTTCCGTTGTGACTTGCATGGTGATGGTTCAGACAACGCACCTAGTGCCAGAGCATACCCAGAGTCTAACTCATGGTATTGCTTTGCCTGTGGTAAAACGAGAGACTCTATATCTACTGTTATGGAGATAGAGGGAGTTGAGTTTAATAAAGCCTGTTATCTATTAGAGTCCAAGTACAACTTGACTCCTTGGGTATATAAAAAGAAAGAAGACATCTTTGAAGAAACAAGCCAAGATGCAGTTTCTGACATTGATATATTGAAGAAAAGAACTGAAATGACCATCAGTTATAAAATGAAAGATATACCTTTAGAAGATTCCCTTAAGCTCTGGGAAGCTTTTAATATGCTTTCCTCTCACCCCGAACCAAAAATGGGTCAGTGGAAAAAATTGTACTTAAAAGTTGTAGAGTCTTGATATAGTTTTTATCTCCTCTAGTATAATAAAGGAGGAGATATGACTAAAAAAAGATATGAATTCAGAGAGCAAGAAAGAGCAGATCTTAGGATTATAAAAAAGATCTTCACTATCTATGGCTTTTCTAAGCCTTCACAAGATGTTCTGGAGAAGGTATCTCTGGTATATCAAAAAAAAGGTGGGTCTTGGGCTGCCTTTTTTGAAGGAAACCCAGATCATATTGTTTTACTTAAAAAAATAATTAAGAGCTATCTGAAAGCAATTAAGAAAAGGAAGAGCAAATGAGTGAGGAAGATATTATTGGGAAAGTTCAATCAAGATCAAAAGCAACCACTAGAAAGTTTGATCTCAAAGATATGAAGTCCAGAGTCAAAGTTGCTATGACTACAAATGGAACTATGATGGGCTCTGGGGGAAACTTCTACAGTCCTGAATTGTCTACCGACTTTTTAGAACTACCCCAAAGCCAAGATGAGCAAAGAAACTATTTTAGATTCTTCTATAGAACAGACCCCTTTGTTGGTCAAGCTGTTGACCTGCACACTGAATTGCCTCTTAGTAAAATCAGACTTGGATTACCAAAAGCTAGAAACCATGAAATGGCCAATGAAGCACTCAGATTCTGTGAGAAGTGGGCTAAAAGAACAGGTCTCTTGCACAGACTCATAGAAATCCTCCATGAATACAATCTCTTAGGTGAAGTTTTTGTGTTCTGTGAAGATAATAACCCTGATATGCCTAAGTCTGTTACACATAAAGAACGAAATGTACTTAGGGAAGATGGCAGTGCTGCAACAGAGTGGGAAGAATACTCGGATTCAAATGTTAGAGCTTACAGATGGCTCAAGAAGAACTACAAAGGCTGGACAGGTCTAAGAGTCCTACCTCCAGAGCAAGTTCATATGGAAAGCTTTCCTTTCACAAGTGAAAAAATTATAGAGCTTATACCTGACAGTAAGACTAAAGACATTGTAGAAAGAGCAACTTTACAAGACCCCTCTGCATTAAGGGTTGTAGAGTCAATGCCTGAAGATGTTGTAGAAGCAATTAGAGAAGGTAGAAACATCAGACTAAACACAGATCCAGATCAAGGGTCTTTTGTTTACTACATGGCTCGTAAGAAATCTCAATATGAACCCAGAGGACACTCAATGCTTGAGCGTTGTTTAAGGATCTTGGTTTACAGAGACAAACTCAGACAGGCACAAACCTCTATCGCTTCAAGACACATGACACCTATTCGACTTGTCTATGCAGAGGATATGGATGCAGCAGATGTTGAAGCATTGAGAGAACAAGTAGACATTGCTCTCCAAGACCCAGACTACTCAATCATTGCCAACTTCCAAGTTTCTTGGGAAGAGATGGGTGCTGATTCTCGTCTGCTTGAACTCTCTGGTGAGTATGATATGACAGACCGACAAATGTATGCTGGTCTTGGTGTCACAGAGTCTCTTCTATCTGGAGAGTCAAGCTATTCTGGAGATAGAATCAATCTTGAAGTCATCAATACACGTTATATGCTTATGAGAGAAGTCCTCCAAGAAATGGTAGAGGAAAATATCCTAAAGCCTATGTGTAAGCGTATGGGCTTCATCGAAGAAGATGAAGATGGGGAAGAGATAGTTCTACACCCAACCCTTAGCTTTACTCGCCTTGGGCTTCGAGACAACCAAGATACATTTGATGCTCTGTTCAACCTTTACCAAAAAGGTTCTTTGGACATTGATGTTATCTTAGAGCTTCTTAATGTAGACCCCATCTCTACCAAAGCTAAGTTGGAAAGAGACATGTGGACTCTTAACGATTCTCAGTTTAACGAGGTACTTAGAGGTATCTATGGTGAAGCTGGTCGTATGCTTGCTGAGAACACTGAAGTTATTGAAACAATAGCTAAGAATCTATCTCTCAAATACAGCAAGCCTGCTGAAGAGGGTGGCAGGTTCTAAAGTAAGCCCTTAAGTGCTCTGATCTTGTTGCTTAAGGTTCTTGCTCCTGTGTGGAACAAGAAATCCTTTGCATTTATGATTATCGAACTTCGGAAAAAGGTTTCACCACCATTTTCTAGTGAATAAACATAGATGTCTACCCAGATTCTTGGGGGGTATGCTGCATTAGGTTTATCCTCAAAGTTCATCTTATGTAGTACTTTAGCTACTTTGAAGTTTGAGTAGTTAGCTGAATCTCTCCTCTCATAAAGAGGGTCTTTTGATTCAAGCTGTTCTGCTAGCTCATCTGCTCTATTTGAGTATTCATTGATCAACTTAATAAGTTGAGCCTTACTCATCTTTTTAGACTTGCTAGGTGGTTGAGGAATGCTAGCATATTGGTCATGTTGGTATTCTACTTCTATCATTTTTCAGTCCTTTATCTTTTCTATGTGTTATAGAATTTTAGATAAAGAAACTAATAAAATACTAACCCTGACAGCTCATACATTCATCAATGTCATAATCCTTCAATGCCTTACGCTCAATCTTCTCACTAACCTTGTCAGCAACTACACCTGCATTGGTTCGGAGATAATACAGACCCTTGAGCTTCTTCTTCCATGCTGAAAGGTGAACAGCGTTCACATAGTTCTTGTCTGAACCAGCAGGGAAGAACAAGTTTACAGATTGACCCTGACAGACCCACTCCTGTCTTACAGAAGCGTGTTCCACTATCCACATCTGGTCAATCTCAAATGCTGTCTTAAAAGTATTTTTCTCAAAGTCACTTAAATACTCTAAATGTTGCACAGAACCTTGAGCTAAAATAATAGACTGAACCTGTGAGTCAATCCACTCTTGCTTATCTTCTTCTGGACTATGCTTTTCAAGCACAGCCATTAGATGCTTATTAAACTGAAGAAAAGAACCTGCTCTGGTTCTATGTGTGAAAGCATTTGACTTCCAAGGTTCAATGCTTGGGCTTGTATCAAGAATAATAGCTGAGTTAGCATTTGGAGCAATAGCAAGCAGGTGGCTATTTCTCATGCCAGATCCAATACCATCAAGATACTCACCTTTGATTTCTGCTAGACGCTTTGAAGAAGCAACTGCCCTTTCCTTAATGGTTGAGTAAATCTTACGATTAGCTGAAACAGCAAAGACAGACTCAAAGGGAAGACCCTTCTTTTGGAGGTAAGCATGGAAACCCATAGTACCCAGACCCAAAGACCTTTCTCTCTTGGCACTGTAGATAGCTTTCCCTAACTGAGGGGGAGCATTCTCAATGAAGTACTGTAAAACATCATCAAGAAACTCAATCAAGTCTTCAACAATAGTTGTGTCTTTCCACTCATCAAACATCTCCACATTAAGGCTTGAAAGGCAACAAACAGCAGACCTACCTTTACCTGTTGGGAGATGAATTTCATTACAGTTGCCTGTAAGAACACCATTAAACACCCCCATGTGTCTCTTCGGTTCGTTGAAACAATAAGTGTCTGCATCCTGTGACTTAGAGACACTAAGGACACGAACAAACCTTGAAGCTGACCTTTGTGGCTTGTGCTCCTTCAAGACTAGACGATGAGTTTCCAAGCCCAATCCAAGTAGCTTTTGAGTATCGTTAGAGTTGATTAAGATCCTCCATGCTTCCTTACAACGATACTCACCACCCCTCTCCGAGCCAAAGTTTACCGTTCTCTCAGGCATGAAGTCTGACACTCTGGGCTGAACTCCAAGTGTATTTAACATGAGACACAGATCGGTGAGAAAGTCTCGATTTGTAGACGCAAGCTGTAAGCTTTGATTTAGCCCATTCCTAGCCACGCAACCATCTGCATCTAAGAGTCCCGAGAGCCACTTTAAGCGAGTGCTTAAGGACATACCAAGAGGCACTTCGTACTTTGCTTTGATTTCGGACTTGTCATGGAGAACTGAAAACCGATCCGATTTAGAACCTGTGTGGACTCGACAAAGAGGTGTGGCGACCCTGTCAAGTAATGCCTTCTTCTTACCGTAAAGATAAGATATTGGTTGATGGAGGTGGTTGTATGTCCCGTCTCCTGTGAAGAACCCACAAGAATAAGCGTTCTCCCAATCGCCCCTACCCTCAACCACAGGCATCTCAAACTTCAAGAGCTTTGTGGAAGTGGTTAAATCTTTGGCCTCTGCCACATGACCCTTATGGTCATAAAACTTGTGATAAGGTGTTGTGTAAAGAGTAGTCCCATTGTCAAGAACAACCTCAAGGATCTCTTGATCTTCTCCTGTTTGGACAACGGTGGTCATAGACCATTCTTTTCCGTTCCAAACCTCAACATCTTGATTATCCAAAGATGAGATCTGGAAATAACCATCACGAGTAAGTACTTGTGTGTCACCTCGAACACAAAGGTTTGAACCATGAATCTTCAAGCCCTTATCTTTGAGAGGTTGAGGTAGGTGTCGGTTCGCCTCGTCAATGAAGTTAAGATAAGGTTCTCCTGTCCTAAAGCGAACCTCAAGGATTCTTTGCCAAAGCTCACGAGCATCTACTGTATTACGAACAGTCTTGTCCTTAGGGTCTACAAGATCCCACTTATCACCAGCCATAACTGCACTCATGAACTCATCAGTCAGATTTACTGCATTGTTAAGATTAAAACATTTCCTAGCTGGGTCTCCACCTGTTGGCAATCTCAAGTTCAAGAACTCAATAATGTCTGGGTGACTCACATCCATATATGCTGCATAAGAACCCTTTCGAGTTAATCCTTGTCTGTATGCAACCATATCTGAATCAACAGTCTTTAAGAAAGGAATAGGACCAGGAGATTTCTTGCTCACTGAACGAACATGATCCCAATGGCCTCCTACTCCACCACCCATCACAGACATCCATCTTAATTCTTCCGTGTGTTCAATCAACCCTTCTACTGTGTCTTCTACATACGAGAGAAAGCAAGAAATAGGCATACCTGAACTTTCAGCATTAGATAGAATTGGAGAGCTAAACATAAACCAGCCCTTACAAGCATACTCATATATTCTTTGAGCCAACTCCTTGTTCGGTGTGTATGCAAAAGAGGCTCTTTTAAAAGCATCTTCAACAGAAGCATCACTATCTTTCATGTAATAAGATTTCAACAAAGAATTTGCGTGGTCTGAGAATTGAACCTTCATTTCATATCCTTCGCCCACTATAACCTTGTGGGCTTCATTTAAATGTTTCTTAAGATTTCTGACTTGAATTTGCTCCAAGGGTTTCGTGAACCTTTCAGAACAGAATTCTCTGAGTTATATAGAGACTCTATTAAAAGAATAATTCTTTCAAGACCCAATGACTCAACTTGAGGCTTTAATATATTTTGTACCAACCAAGGGTTCTTTCCTAAATCATTTGCAATCTGATCGGGTGTATATTTTTCTGCAAGCAAAACACCTACGTCAAATAACTGTCTTAAAGTGTAGAACAAAAGACCATTACAAACAGCCATCGTTTGATCTGTTGAACTACTCTTTTCTATCTTGGCACATACCTTAAGAAATCTTCTCGAGTCTCTGCTTATGATAGAGTCAATCAAATCAGAAGACTCTGGCCCTGTCAAATCCCCCAAGTTCCCTGCAATGGTTCGTGGAGTAATATCTTCCCCCTCGCTTGACATGACATATTTCAAGACCTCAAATCGAAGGACACCAAGATCTGTACCTACTTTTGAAACAACAGCCTTTGAAAGATCTTTCGAAATCTTCTTCCCGTGCCTTTCTACATAGTCTGATACAAACTTAGCACACCAATCTAATTTCTGATTGTCGTATTTAGGCTCTGTAAAACATTGAGACATATAGCCTGTTAACATCTTCGGCAATTTATCCTTGTCATAACATACAAGAACCTCACAACCCCTTGTATCTTTCAAGTAAGCACTAAGACCTTTAACTTTCATAGGGTTCTTAACAAAAACTAAAATAGGGCTTGTGTCAAACAAACCAGAGCTGAAACACTCTTCCAGAGAGAGTTCACTCTTTGGGGAAAGATCTCTGACTTCATAACCATTCGCTCTGTATTCTTCAAGAATCTCTTGAGATCTAATCTGGATATAACTCTTTGAGTTCCCATGTAAAACCATTACTGACATTTCAGACCCCCTAAAAAGAATCCATACAAGGCTATTTGACTTACTCTAGGTCTTCTTAAAACCATCTTCAGATCTTCTGTATACAAATCTACTTCTTTCTTATCTAAAACAACTTCCACATAAGCTTCAAGAAAAGCTCTGTATTGACCTGTATCGACTTTTCTTAGTGAATCCGATACAACCACTAGGTTTTTCTCTAAAAGTCCTTTTAAGAGCGTTTCTGCTAACTGATATAGTTCATGTTGACCTACAAACTGATAATGAAACTGTTCACCACAGCGTGATCTAATAGTTGGAGGAACAGAACCATAATCTCTAGCCCACAGAATTAACTCTGGAGAACCCTCAAGAGGTTCTTCTATTCTTTTCAACAGAATATCTAAAGTTGAGGGATTAGCTTCATCAAGAGGACCAGCAACTATTACAGGATTCCTAATAGGCCATACTTGTGAATAAGTAGCTACAAGATCTCTCACAGCATCTGCTTTTAAATCCTTATAAGGTGGCTTAACAAGATTCTTATCTTCTAGCAGCTCTCCTAAAGCTGTTTCTACTCCACTCCCATGATGTATAACAATCATCAATCTCTCTCCTTTTATTTTTCTTTGTTCAACCCCTCTTATAAATTTTCTTGCACTCAGCATGAATTATTGTATAAAGAGAACCAGCCCTCTCAACTCTTACAGGTAGAGAGGTAGGTAATACCTACTAGGTGGGATAAGCTACTTGTTAGTACGCACCTAGCTATCAAATAACTGTTCATACGCTATGAAGGCTTATAGGTATCCTCTAAAAATAAACTTTAGAGGATATGCTTTCTGGGAGAAGGTTAGTCTCATTACTCCGTTGAGATATCTGATAGGCAACTATCTCTAACTAGTCTCTTCTAGTATCTACAAAGATAACATTACTTAAGTATATATCTATTAGAGGATGTAAGACTCTAATAGTTTGAGTAAAGGTTAGTAAGATACTTGTATCGTCTAAGGTTTACGAAAAAAAAGAAAACATAATCTAGTTCTTCTTCTACAACTAATCATATAACACATACCAATACTAATATAGCTTCAGCTAATAGTAGTAGTTCTAATACAACTCATACAACAAATGGTTTTACAAATATGATAACAACAACTATTCCTAAAGATAGTCTTCTAAAACGTATAGAATCTGATTCTATGACTAAAGATTTCTTTAACTCCCTTAAGAATGAATTAAGAAAAGTAAGTCTTCCTGTGTATAGGAAAGACTTACATGAGAGATTGATTCAAGTAGTTACTCAATCTCTGAATGATAGAGCATATGGTTTGATTGCTCATCAAAAAGATGAAATAGATCTGGAAGAAAATAAAGATACTGCATGGCAAGATGTAAAAGTTTATGTAGGAGAAATAGAAACAGATGTTGTTGAGTTAGCTCTCAACTACCTGTTGATGATTCCTCAAGAAATAAACTACTTGCTAAACTACTACGTTAAAGGTGCTGATGAGTATTCTATCAAAGATGAGTTAATAGAATCACTGAAAGCTATCCCTGTAGATAAAACTCCTTATGAAGATCTGGTTGATCTACCTGCTATTAGTTGGGTGAGTACAAGCAACTCTTCTCTGTATGTTAAATCTGCAATTGCTTTCTCTGATAGTAATGAGTCTTTTCAAACCAAAAGTGGATACAAGTTTTCTGCGAACGAATCAAAAGTAGGTGGTGTCCTGATTGTTAACTTTGAAAAGATGAATGGTCAGGAATGGGAAGTTTCAAAAGATCACTTTGAAAGGTATTTAGGAACTAGAAATCCTATTGCTGTTCATCTAGTATCTGAACCAAATCATGAAAGTACCTTTTCTCTTGCTAGACTGTATGCAAAAGATATGTCAGATCTGAAAGAGAAGATAGAGTTTATTCAACTCGGACTCGGAGAGAGTCTTGGTTTCGAGTTTGATATTAGTGTTGATAGAAACTACTCTTTCAAAGCAGAGACTTCTGATAGCTTCAATCTGGAACTCTCCAGAATGGGAGAAGCTATGGATATAGGGATTAAGACTCTTCTGTATGCAAGATCAAAAGAAGTCACTACTAAGAAAACTAGAGTGGCCTCAAGAAAGAAAAACGCTCAAACACCTTTCTATGGAAAAGTGAAGAAATCAAATGGTGAATACTATAAGATCACATATATCTCTGGAGGTGAGCCAGAATGGGCTTCTTCTGTTAAGAGAAATAGAAAAGAAGTAGACCCCAGATATTATTCTTCACACTATAGGAGAGTGTGGGTACTTAAAGAGTACTTAGATACCCATGAAATTCCTGATTGCCAAGTCTTAGATCATGATTCAGCAAAAGGCAGAAGAAACAAATATGGGGATTTGGTTTATAAGGAACGATTTAGAATAGCGATTAAAGTAGAGGGGTCAGACCCTGTTTTGACTGTAAAGAGGCTTAAGTGAATTTTATGACATATGCGATTCTTGTATTGCTTGTTATCTTAATCTTATTGGTAACAAGTGCTGTTGTTTTTTGCTTCATGGTTTTACACCAGCATCACAAGTATATAAACGGCAAATATTACAGCAGAGAAGAAGATTAAATTAAGAGGAGTCCAAGTCAATCCTATAATACACATAGAATAATGAGAAAGGATATTGATTTGGATAACTTAAAAACAAAAATTGAAACGATTCGAGAAAAAGGTAAGATTACGCAGATCACTGCAAGTCGTATAGTGAAAGTACCCCGTAATGGTGGTGATGTTTTCTTATCTATGGTGTCAAACTATGACGAGGGTCTCTCAACAGATGAAGCAAGGATTGCTTCAAACCTGTTGTCTTTAGAAGTTAATGTGCTAGCTTTTAGACAAGCCTGTGCATCAGGTATTATTTCTGTTAATGAAATGAACGAAGCGGTTGCAGGAACTAAAGCCAACTACAAACAACTCTTGCTTGCAGGAGAAAAGTAATGATGATGGAGAGAGCTATGATTACACAAGAGTACATTGATCGCATATATACAAAACTATCTGAAATGGATGTACAGCTAGATGCTGACCCTATTGAGTTTGGTCCAAGTAGACTAAACTATAAAGTTAGTGAAGTTAGAGGATTTCTCTCTGCCACAGAGAAGATCTTTATGGAAGTAAGTCATAACCAGCAAAAGCTAAAGAGATCTCTGCTTGTAAAGCAAACTGAATATACTCTCGAGCAGACTCAGCTTATTGCAAATGACCCTCATGTTAGGTCTGGTAGAAGTCAAAAAGAACGTGAAGCTCTAGCAGCTACTCGACTAGTACATATTCAAAGTAAGATTAATGACTTTAGTCTCTCTGTACACGACCTTGAAGACCTGCTTGTTGTTATCAAAGCAAAAAGGTCAGACTTAAAAGACATTCAAGGCCGACTCAGAGATCAGCTTAAGCTTTGCCAAGAGCAAATTGCTTTAGGTCAACGATGGGGGTCTAAGTCGTTTAATATTAACCGAGAATCAAGCACTGGCTTAAATGATATTATAGATAACTTTGTTTCTCAGGGAGTTGAAAAAGAAGAAAATACCTCTGGAGAGGAGATTGTCAATCTTCTATCTTCTACCAAGAGAAAAGAACTACCTACAAATAACACCGCATCTATTGCTGTGATTGAAAAGATTTCATTAGATAAGGTCAACACAAATGTTGATGATGTAAACCTAGATGAATTATTTGATGAATGGACATAATTTATGCTTGCCATCACCCTATAATGAGTGTAGATTACTTCTTGTTGTAGTAGGAAGAGTTAGAAAAGGTAGAGAGGCTTCACAGCCCTCTGCCTTTTTTTATGTCTAAAAAAAACTCAAAATTTAAATCTGGCTTTAGGGATTTAATTTCATTGAGGAATAATGTAAGGATAATGATCTAGCTTCTGCTAGACCTTATATTGATTTTGCTAGTATTGTTACCAACTCTAAAGTGCAAGAATATTGTTTCAAAGATTTAGAGTTATTAGCACACAGGTAAGATGCCTTTAAAGGCAGTATTAAGCAGCTTTGTTTTGAGCTGTGTTCATCAAAAGGAAAAGATATATGTCAGGATTAACAAGTTTCAGTAAAGCATTTAAACCATTCCAATACCCTTGGGCTATGCAGATCAGTGAAGAACATGAAAAAATCCATTGGGGTACTTGGGAAGCAAAGCTTCAAGATGATGTAAACCAATGGAAAGGTCAAGGTCTTACAGACCAAGAAAGAGATTTCATTACTCAAATCCTAAGAATCTTCACCCAGAGTGATGTTGCAGTCGGTGGCAACTACTGTGATGTTTTTATTAAAGAGTTTAAGAACAATGAGATTAGGAATATGCTTCTCTCTTTCGCAAATAGAGAGGGTACTCACCAGAGAGCATATGCTTTACTTAATGATACTCTGGGTCTTGCAGAAAAAGAATACTCCGCATTTCTCAAGTTTGATGAGATGCGTGAGAAGATTGAATTCATGACAGAAGCTCCTGAGGGTCTGGGGAAGGCCACTCACCTTGCATTTGAACTTGCACGTTCTGTCTGCAATGAGGGCATGAGTCTCTTCTCTGCTTTTGTTATGCTGCTCAACTTCCAACGCTTTGGGAAGATGAAAGGCATGTGTGAGATTGTTGAATGGAGCATTAGAGATGAAAGCACTCATGTAGAAGGTATGACTAAGCTCTTTCAGGAATACTGCAAGGAACACCCCAGAGTTGTGACAGATAAGCTCAAGAGCTACATCTACACAAACTATGAAAAAGCCGTTGAGCTTGAGGATGCTCTTGTAGATCTTGTTTTCCAAGGTGTAGAACTTCAAGGTCTCACCTCTCAAGAGGTTAAGACTTATGTTCGATACCTTGCAGATAGAAGACTCCTACAACTCGGACTCAAACCTGTCTTCGGTCAGAAAAATAATCCCCTAAAATGGCTCGATTGGGTCGTAAGTGGTGATAGCTTTAAGAACTTCTTTGAGGGGGTTGTCTCAGATTATTCAAATAATGGTCTTTCGGGCGAGTGGGATTGGGATAAAATCACAGCATAGTGGGCATTTTAGGATTGACTAAATCTTAGCACTCAAGTACACTTTTCAATAAATACTTTGAAAGGGCATTTGAGATGGCTAAAGGTTATTATGTTTATCGTCAGTTTAACAAGAGGACAGGCGAGTATTACATCGGCAAGGGTACTTACTCTGATCGAGATCCAGATGGAAGTAAGTATCAAGGCTCTGGCATCTTGCTTTTGCGTAAGATGAAAGCTCACCCTAATGAGTTTGAGAAAGAAATCTTAAAGGAGTTTGATGAGGAGAGTGAAGCTTACGCTTATGAGGCAGATATTGTGGGCGAGAAGTATATCGGTGGTGATGACCACGACCCACTTTGTTTGAACATGAACAGTGGGGGTATGGGTTCTTCATCTAACGCTTTGAAGCATTATTGCTCGGACTCTATCGTTAGGATGGAGATGAGTGAGAGGACGAAATCCTTATGGGAGGATGAGGGCTATCGTGAGAAGGTTCTTGCTTCAAGAGAGGGAGAAGCACGACAGAGGTGGCATGAGTCTTATACTAAGACTATAAAGGACCCCTCGTTTAAGAAGAAGCAAAGAGATGTTATGTATGACAATATCGAGTGGAAAGGTAAATGTAGGGACGGAAATATGAAACCGATCAAGGTAGAGAAAGACGGAGTTGAGATCGAGATACCAAGAGAGCAGTTAGCGGAGTACTTTAGGCTGGGTTGGTCGCTTTGCTCTAAGGGTGTTGTGAACATTCACCATATGGACATTGGGATATATAGTTGTGGTCAGCATGATGTGGTGAAGCATCTTGTTTTGGAGCATGGGTTCAAGTTTGGAACTCACTATGACTTAGAGAGGGTCAACTATGATGTGATCTCTAAGTTAGAGGGTGTTCGGGAGGCCAAGTCTAAGGGTCAGATGGGGAATTGGTCTTTGAAGCCTGTGAAGTTGATTAACTTAGAGGGTGAGGTAGAGCTTGTGCCTCGTGAGGTTTACTTGGACAAGTTAGAGGAGGGCTATACCTTTAAGAGTGCGAACTTACAGGTGAGAAACCACACTCTCAAGCAGACTTGCATCTTAGGCAAGGGTAAGGCTAAGAGTTTGTTGCTGAAGAGGGGAGATTGGGAGCTTGGCAGCAAGCGAGGTTATGAAGCTGTGAGTACCAAGTCCCTATAAGAAAATTCTTATTTCCCTTTCTTCCCACCCTTTGAGCCACCACTCTTAGAGCTTCCACCACCCTTTGAGCCACCACTCTTAGAGCTTCCACTGCTCTTTGAGCCACCACTGCTCTTTGAGCTTCCACTGCTCTTTGAGCTTCCACCCTGATGACCACTTCCTGCGAGTCCGTTCCAACGAGCCATAGGGCTTTGGGCGACAGCAACTGACGAGATGAACATAAAAAGAGTTGCGATAAGAATAGTTTTCTTCATGTCTGATTCCTTTGAGGAAAGTTTTACATATTTCAAATCTAAGTACTCAACAAGTTAGTGTCAAGTGTTTCGGTATTCGTAAGTGGTAGATTGTTTATTCAATCTTAAATGTAAGTTCTTACAGAAGATTCCCCATTAATCGCTCAGTTCTTTGATTGCATGACTCAGTGCAACCTTGGGATTGGTCAAATATCTCGGCATAGTGGGCATTTATTTTTCCTACTTTGTAGTCTATTTATATAAAAATAGTATATAAGAAACAATAGAATAGGAGAAACTATTATGGGTGCACAATCATTTATCGAAGTTGGCTATGGGTCAGATGCTCGAAAAGTATTTAATTCCCTTGTGGAGGATGCAAGGTATGAGTATGGAAGCAGAGGCTATACTGGAACTATTGCTGAAAAAGACAGTTTTGTCATGGCTACTAGTCAAGTTATGACTGAAGAACAAGCTCATCAGTATGCTGAGGATAATAATTTTAAAATTACAAAGTGGGATCCCGCTAGTTGTGTAGCTTTCGCTGAAAAAAAAGTGCTTGTTGAAAAGGACTTTGAAGTGAAAGTTAAAGCTAAAGATGGGAATGAAGCACGAAGGATTGTCGAAGAGAAGATGAAACTCAAAAGAAAAAGAGCAGGAGCTATCCTTGAGGTTGAGATTTCTTGGAGGGATGGTGTTGTTCTGACAACACCAGCAGGGAAAAGGAAGATTGTAACACATAAACCAACAGGTGATGTTTACTTTGTGAGGTCTAGTAACACCTCTGAGAAGTTTTCTACAAAGAAAGAAGCTGTTGCTCGTTTGAAAGAGCTTATGCAAGTTACAAACAGAATAGACCCAGACGAAGTTATTCGTATTTTAAAGGTTCAAGACCAAGGAGGTATGTCTTATCAAGATTCCTCTAAACTTGCTACCTACACTGTAAGAGGTAAATTGGTTCAAAGTAAGTTAAGCAACAAGACCAAAGGCTTTGTTTTCTTTGGCTGGGCTTCTAGTTAATAACCTCTTTATGGCATCTCCTTATTGAATAAAAGAAGAGGAGAGATCATGGACAGCATCGCAAACCTTGAAAGTCGTATTGCCAGATTAGAGAAGCAAGCTTTTTTCTTTGGTGGGAATAAAAACAAAGCGTACTTCAGGTACAAGCACATTAGAACATTCCTTAGAAAAAATATGGGGGATGGGGTTTATTTCCCAAATACAACAAACTTGCTTCTAAGACCATTAGGAGGCACGGGTGTACCTACTAGGGTCACTAAGAATGAGAAGCTCTATGTCAAGAAAAATGAGTTTGCTAGAGCTATTAAAAACAAAGAGCCTATAAAAATATATTCAGATAGGCTTGACGAAAGCTGGCTTCTGGAATGGAAAGTTAAAGGGATGTTCCATAGCCCATTCTTTAATTTTGAATGGAATGGCTAGCATAAGATTTTTAACAATTTCTTCATTTTTTAGATAATAGCCTTATTACCAGCAAGCGGAGGTTAAGTTTTTTCACCCCCCCTCTCTGGACAGATAACTTTAAGTAGATTAAATTATTAAGAAAGGTTTTTAAAATGAAAGATGGTCAGACAATTATTTTTTGTGTGTTCTTCCTAATGTCTCTTGCGACCTTTATGTATGGTCTTTTAAGAGATGATATTAGACTCCTCATTGGCTTCTTCATGATGTACTTGTGTGTTGCTTCTGTATCAGAGATGCAAGAGCACAAAACATACATTTGTGAAGGCATTGATGGAGTCCAGACAGCAAAAAACACTTCAAAGAAGAGATGGACACTATCTAATGGAGAGTCATACCACAGCATTGACTTCCATAAAAAGTGTAAGAGAACAAGTCCTCCAACAAACTAATTAAAAGTTCTATGTTGGTATCTTTTTAAGCCCTGCTTCCCTTAACTGGGAAGTGGGGCTTTTTTGTCTGGGGGGTTTAGGTATAATATATAAGTGTAGCATGTTATTATAGGAGAAATTAATGTGGATAGTACCAAAGAACTTAAACACCTATCACTCTGTGCAGGTTATGGGGGAATCGACATCGGACTTAAAAAAGCTCTCGGAGATGTCAGAACAATCACTTATGTGGAGATCGAAAGCTTCCCAATCTGCAACTTGGTTGCAAAGATGGAAAAAGGGTTTATTGAGCCAGCACCTATCTGGTCGAATCTTAAAACCCTCGACTGGGAAATCTTTCGTGGAAAAGTGGATATCTTGTCAGGAGGCTTCCCTTGTCAGCCCTTTAGTTCAGCAGGAAAAAGAAAAGCAGACTCAGACCCAAGACACCTCTTCCCACATATCATCAGAGGAGTTAAAGTATCTCAACCTTCCGTTATTTTCCTTGAGAATGTCGAAGGAATCCTCTCAGCAGAACTCAAATCAGATGATTGGTCAGATCCAAAAGGAACATCGGTTTTGCTCCATGTTCTTAGAGAATTGGAGAGGGTGGGTTACGAAGCAACGGCAGGTATATTCTCAGCGAGAGAAGTCGGTGCTCCACATAGAAGGAAGCGAGTCTTCATTCTTGGTATTAAAAGAGGTACCGAAAGAGAAAGCTTGGAATGGGTCAATGGACTCCTTGACCGAAACCGAGACACAAGTGGCTCTATATACCCATCCTCAAGAGGAAGAGACCAATACTCATGGGAGCCTCCAAGAGTCACTCTGGGGGACTCCCAATACTCTCGATCATCTAGACCAGAGGAGCGACGAGGCATTGAGAAGACTAGCAAGAGCAGGGGGGAGGAAAAGACGCTCCCATCCAGGCAATCTACGGGAGCAGGTGAACCCTCACGCAATAGAGATATATCAGGATCTCCTGAAGGAGACTCAAGAGAAGGAAGCGAGCATCCCTTTATATGGGTGGCCAACTCCAACAACGCAGGAAATACACCACAAAGAGATAACTCTGACAATGACGGGTCGAAGGAAAGCGAAAGGGGTGGGGGAGTCACACTCTCTGAACTTCGCAGATCGTGTGAGCATGGGCAAGGACGCTGCAATGAAGTTGAACCCGAGGTGGGTAGAGACCTTGATGGGGCTTCCAATAGGGTGGGTGCAACCAAGCTGTACGAGTCCTTTGATAATAGAACGGATGAGCTCAGAATGCTTGGAAATGGAGTTGTTCCAGATACTGCAAGAAGAGCCTTCGTTGATTTATGGAGAGAATTGGTCAACTCCTCCAGCTTCACAGAGGGGTGAGAACCTACGTCATTATATCTCAAGAATGAAGAGTCGCTTAGAGCAGGGCAAAGAGACCTTCGCACCTACTCTACAGGTTCAAGTTGAAGCTGAGGAGAGGGGTGTAGATATAGAGGAATCTATATGGGCAACCCCTAACACTATGGATTCCTTACCTTTAAGGTCTGATGAAGCACTAAGAAGACAAGCGAATACAACGAGGAAAGGCAGATCAGCACCTTCAAACTTAAGGGAACAAGTAAACGAAAATAGCTGCGAAATATATAAAGAAGAAAGACTAAAGCTAGATGAGAAAGGTCAAGTATCCTTATTTTAAATCTATATTTGAAATATATCTAGATATTTCATCTAGGCTCATGTCTTCCCAATCAATTTTAACATACTTAATGTCAGAGGGTAAGAAAGAGGGGAGTGAGTCTATTTCTTTCTTGAGCCTAACCAAGTAATCTTCTGAAATAGAAGTCTCAAAACCTCTCCCCCTTTTACTAATCCTGTCCATTGCTTTATAGACAGGTACATCAAGGTGTATACACAAGTCTACTTTAGGGACATGGTTTGTTAAAACTTTTGAATGGCTCAAATAAGACTCATACTCTTCTTCTGTCAGAGTACCATCTTCTCTTAGTATGTTTGCAAAGCAAAGGTCACCCCAGATAGACCTGTCTAAGATGATGTTCTCTGGAAGGTGCTTTGAGTATCTGTCGTAGAGGAAATGCATTTGAAGAGTGTAAGCCCATCTCTCTGGGTCTGAATAGAACTTTGAGAGAAAAGGATTATCATCAACAGACTCATACATTGGGTTTAGCTTATGTATTCTTGCAAACTCCGTTGTGAATGTGCTTTTGCCTACTCCAATCAACCCCTCTACAATAACTCTCATGCAGCCTCCTGTTTAAAATATATTACGTTTATAGTCTATTTATACCTACGCTGTCCTTTATAATCTTTAACAAAAGGAAAAAGCAATGAGACATTTAACGGCATCAGAGAAAATTGCAATTCTTGAGAACAGAGTTGCTCAACTTGAAAAGCAAGCCATTCTTGATGAAATGAGACAACAGGTTTCAGAAGGCCTTCAAGCTTTCAAAGGTGTTCAAAGTAAAGTAGGTCAAGTTTTCAAGAAAGCAGGCGGTCCAAAAAGAGTTGCAAAAGAGTATGGTCGTGTTTCAAAGACACCTGAGTTTAAAAAAGCTTTAGCTGCACTTCGTAAGGAAGTAGGTTCTAATCCTGTAAAGCAAGTTAAGTTTATTCTTGAAGAGAGAAATAACGCTCAGAGAAGAATGGCTTCAATGAATCGTGTAAGCTTTGACTTGATGGAGTTTATTTTAAACCCAGAGATTCTTATTGTTGCTTGCCTTCTTGTAGGTTCTATTGTTGTATGGGTGCTTAATGTGACAGGTATTAAGAAGCTAGGTTCTCAAAACAAAGAAGCTTTCTTTGATGTCTCAATTGGAACTGCTTTCTGGATGAGTTTAGTGACATTTATTGTTGGCTGGTTCATGGGCAAGTCTGGAAGCTAACATGAAGATCTTAACAGCATCAGAGAAAATCGCTATCCTTGAGGACAAGGTGGCAATGCTTGAGATAGATTTAATCACTTCAAAACACTTTAAAAAGTTTGTGAGGATTAAAGAAAGAGTCTCAGATGTATTTCATAGTGCAGGAAAGAAGAATATCCTTAAGCACTTCCCATCAGTCACTCGATCTTCTGGTTTTAAAAAGTATCTTAAAATGGTTAAAGCCAAAGCTGGTTCAAACCCTGTAAATCAGATTGAATATATTTTAGATAGCCATAAAACCAAAGTAGCAGCTCCACTCTCTGACTTTGACTTAGTTGCAATAGGATACTACTTGCCTGAGATTACTATGTTAGCTATTGCTACTTTAGCTGTTGTAGTTATTTTCTTGCAGACTATTTTTAAGTCTATCTTTGGTGGCTTCTTGAAATTAAAGCAACTCATCCTCAAGGTATTTGATTATTTCTCTTAGAGGTGAAAAATAATTTCACTCCTTATTCATATATTGTATAAGACCTATGAGCAAAGGGAAAGCAGATAGTTCTGAAAACCCAAAGCTCTTTTTTTAAACATATAACGTAAGGAGACAATGATGTCATTTTCATCATTCACACTAGGAGGGTCTACTCCCTCTGAGCTTTCAACTGAAGGTACTGAACTTAAGCCCAAGAAGGGTGACAACTATCGAGTTTCTTTTGTGGCATTGCCAGGTCTAAAAGAAGGTAATCTACAATTTGTAGATGCTGATGGTAATGAGACTAACCCAGAGCTTATCCCTATTACTTCAATGTGGGGTGGTAAAGGTGTTGGTAAGTTCCTTGTAAGTGAACCACGATTCGCTAAGATTCCTGGGATCCCTGCAAATCGAGATGGCTCTCCTGCAAAGGCAAGTACAAAAGCGTATACAACTCTTGTCCTTTGGCCTTTAGACCATAAGGGTCAAGTTGATATGAACCGAGTTCAGAATGGCGAGTTTGAAGTAAAGTCTTACGGCTTTACTAAGACTAAATTTGCACAACTTGGTGCACTTGTTCGAGATTATCCTTTCTCACAGCATGATCTAAGTATTTCTGTTACTAATGATATGCACCAAATGACTTTTACACCTCGTAAAGAGAGCTTGTTGAAAACTCTTTCAGAGAAGAAGCCAGAACTCTTTAACAGCATTGTAAAACGAGCACAGTTTGTGCATAGCACTATCCAAGACTCTGTAAATGTTTACACTTATGAGGAGCTTGTTGAGAAGTTCTCTTCAAATAACAGCTCTGTTGGTAGCCCAGCTACTAATAACAGTGGTTTCCAAGCATCTTTTGATGCAGATGACATCCTAGAGGATATGCTCTAAGCTATAAACTCTGGTTTCGTCAAGTAGGTGTTTCGCCTACGCTCTAAGGGCTGGCTTCCATTTGTTTGGGGTCAGCCCTTTTTTTTATTATTTATATACACACACTCTATGTAGACAAAACCAACTTAAAGAAAGAGATAGAAATGTCAAAAAATAAATATCCACTCCCATATAATCTCAATGAATATAAATACAGGAAGCCATCAAAGGACGAAATGGAACTAAGAAAGATAATCAGGAAACAGTACAATAAGAAGATCCCAAAGGAGCAGACCTTCTATGATTTGACTAGGGAAGATGATTACTATTTGGATTCTACGAAATATTATTCTCATGACTATCTTGAGAATATGGATGACTCTATCGGTGGTGTGACAGGGAAGCATGACATCAAAAATTATGAATTTGAAGGTGGCAAGTTTACAAATAATCTGTTTGAGGGATCAGATCTTGAAAAGGTCACATTTAGAAGAATGCGACTTAAGAATACTCATTTCTTAAACTGTATTTTGTCTGAATGTAATTTTTATCAAACATCCGATTCTAAAGGGTCTTTCGTAGATTCTTTTATTTTAGCTTGTGTTTTTAAAGACTACACAGCTTACATGACAGACTTTAAGGGTGCTAGACTTCAATCAGTCAGATTTGAGAGATGCGACCTTAGAAAAGCAAGGAATTTAAAACTATTAAATAAAGACGTATTATCTAATAAACAGATAAGTAATTTGCTTGACCAGGAACTTAGTAGAGGAGACAGACTCCACTTTGAGAAGCTTCTTCTTACAAAGATCTAAGACCCTATATTTTTTTGTATTCTAAACTTAGAAAGAAACAAGATGAAAGATAAAATACAATCCCTTGAGATCAGAATCGCCAGACTTGAAAAAGCATCTTCAATCCCATTCAACCAATTGGAAAAAGAAATGGATAAGGTTTTTTATAGAGAGTATAAATTTCTAAATAAAATCTACATGGGAGGTAAGATTACTAAAGAAGAATTCGATGCAGCCTTGTCTAAATTAGAAAAGAAACAAGAAATAGCTCTTACTGATTCATTCTCAAATAAAGAATATGAAGCAGAAGAAAATATAGGACTGAAAATTGATGGCAAGAGCTTTGAAAAAGTAAAGTTCATAAGCCAGCGTTTTAAAGACAACTATTTCATTAACTGTGACTTTCTCCAATGTCAGTTCATAGGTGTTCATTACTCTAAAGGCTCTCTAAAGAACAGTATCTTTGCAAGTTGTGTTTTCAGGAACACTACATTCTGGATGACAGACTTCACAGGTGTTAGGCTTATCTCTGGTCGATTCGACAACTGCGACTTCTCTAAAGCAAAGAATTTAAGAAAGATAGAGAATCAAGAAGCTCTGACTGAGAAGCAGATAAAGAACCTGCTTGAGCAGAAACTAAACAGAGGAGACAGACTCCACTTTGAGAGGCTTCTTCTTACAAAGATCTAAGGTCTTTGTAGTCTATTTATACTCCACCTAAAATAGTCTTATTGGTTTTTTCGCCAGATGAGTCTAATAGAGCTGATTATTGCATTTCCAACATCTACCCTACTCATATAGGGATTGTTGTGGTTAATAGATGGATTCTTGAGGACTGTGTTAATATCTACCTCAACAGCACCATCTGTTGGTATGGCTGTGTTCCTAACGATGATCAATCCTCCATCTTGAGACCTCTTTCTTTCAAGAGTGATTTCAATTGAGCCTATTTCTTTATGTTCAAAATTAAGAACTCTGCTCCATGCCTTGCCTTTACCAAACTTCATAATGTCTGAATCTTGTAAGGATTCAAATCCAAGCTCTATCATTAAATCATCAGTGAATTTAGCCCACCTTTCAAACCATCTTTCTGGGGTACTTTTATTACAGGAGTACCAACGAGGCAGTTTCTTTATAGACCTTTTACCATTAACTATTTCCGTTATATTCATTGCTTTTTTGACTTTTCTATCCAAAATTTTCTGATTGTCTCAATCATTGAACTTCCCACATCTATCCTGCTCATGTATGGGGAAGAATTAGGGTTTAGTTTACAATTAGCGACTGTGTTAATTTCTACCTCAATGGTAAAATCATCTCCTGCATTAATAACGTCTTTAATGGTGATAATCCCACCTTCTTGAACTCTTTTCCTTTCAAAATAGAAAGAGAGTTCTCCTATATCTTTGTGTTCAAAAATAACGTATTGACTATATCCAATACCTTTTAACTTTACAGTTCCTGTATCTTTTTGAACTTTAAACCCAAGCTCTACCATTAAATGGCAGGTGAAAGTAATCCACCTTTCAAACCAGCTTTCTGGAGTGCTTTTTTGAAGACAATACCAATGAGGTAGTTTCTTTATAGACCTTTTACCATTAACTATTTTCGTTAGATTCATTGCTCTTACTTTCTAAAAATCTTTTAAACTCTTCCCTGTGTTCCTCATACTCTTTGAACAAGGCATATTCTTCCTGACCCATTGCGTCTTTTGACCAATAGATACCTTTTTTGTCTCTGGATATAACTCTCTCGCTCTGGGCATTCTTTGCAGAGTCTTTATCTTCAAATACATCATTTGAGGTAAGGTAGCTCCAATGACCATCTTTTTTGTTCATAGGTACTACATGAAGCCCAAAGCTGACCTCTTGGATTTCAACATGGACTAATTTTCCATCTGGATAGATAGCCCACATAAGATCACCCTCTCTGGGTGCGTAATCTGCTCTGTGGCTGTTTTCTTTGATAGATTTAGGTCTAGTGGCAGAAGTCTTGAGAATATTCCCTGAAAGATAATCTGAGGGCTTATATCCCTTAGAATCTCTTTTCTCATTAGCAGGTGGTTTAGGTTCTTCTACAATAGGCTTCTCAGAAGATAAGAAGTCCAGAATAGGAGCTTTATCAGCAAGAGAGAGAATCTCTTTATCTCCATACATATCTTTTTTGAAGTATTGGTTCTTATAGCCATACTCCAAGATCGCTGTCCATCTTGCATTGCCCATCTTCTTGATTTCTAAAGAAGCACAAGCAGCCTTTTTCCAATGGTCTACTTTTTTCCTCTTCGACCCTTTACGAGCATTGTCTTTCTTAATTGCCTCTACAATGGCTTCACAAGCAATTTTCTGTTCCATTTAGTTTATCCTTTGTCTCTGTATATATCATTTCTTATATGATTCAGAGAGTAGAAAAGGACAAATAAAGTATTAGAGGAATCTTCTGTTATATGCTTGAGCTAATCTGGTCATGCCAATACCACCACCAAAACGCTCAAAGAAATCGTTTGATAGATACTCATTAAGTTCTGCTTCTACACGCTCTTTGCCAAACTTCTCAAATAGAAGCTCTGCATATTCACCATCAGAAATTGTGTAGAAGTCCTCTTTCATTTCTTCAACACTTACTGCTCTCTCTGCTGAACCTATGGTTTCAATACCATCAATAAGAACATCTACTTTCTTGTAGTGTTCTTTTGTCCCATCATGTCTTCTCATATTCCAGAAAGGGCTGGTTCTTCTAGGGAAATCTTTTAGGATAGTAGAAGCAGAATGGTCTTTGCAGATTTGCTCCTCATGCTCATTCTCTAAAATAGAAACACCATACTTTGCACTCATGTCCTCATAGTCTACTTCAATAGACTTCTCACCAAGTAAAAACTCAACAAAGTCGATTTCAAACTGAATAAGGTCTTCCTGATTACCCTTCATTTCAAACTCAAGCATTGGGAAGATCTTTTCATGACGACCTGGTATAGGGTTTGGCTCATTTCTGTATGATGTGGAGACACAAAAAAACCCAACTTGTGTCGGGTTTTTTAACAATTCATGCTCAAGCCACATTTGACCAGTCTGGGGAAGAGGCCAAATAATGTTATCATATTCAAAAGTTCTGACTGTTTTTGGATCTTCGCAAGCAGCGAGAATAGAAAGTCTTGATTGAACAGGTACTTCGATAAGTCCTTTTGATAGGAAGAACTCTCGAGCTTTTAATAAAGTGTGGTGGTATCCGAATGTATCTAACATACAATTCCTTTCTTTGTGGGGATTATATGGTCAATGACCATATAGGTGATTTTATATATAGTCTATAAAAAGCTAATACCTTATTTATAAAACCCTCAAAAAAAAAGGAGTATCGGACTATGAGAAAAAATTCACATAAGCATTTCAATTTCAGCAATCCCTCACATGATAAATCTATAGTGTATTATGTACCTGTCATAACCTATCAAATTATAAAGGGGAGTAAGGTAGAGCTGTCTAGAGAAGTAGAGAAATTTGAATTCGACAGCTATGATGATGCTTCTACCCATTTTGAAGACCTCAATGAAGATTTCTACAACAAAGAAGAAGAGTCTTCTCAGGAATGGGTTGACCAAGTAAAAAACTCAACTGTCTTTGAAGCAATTTTCTATGATTTCGACAATGCGAGTGAGAGAAAAGAAAGAAAGAGAGACAGTGGTGAAGTTAGTGGAGAAATATTTGAAGATACCTATTTTTCACACTCTTTGGGTCTTGAAAATTCTTTCCAGAGAGCTGAGAGGTTAAAGGAGAGAGGTGGTTCTTTTGAGTTTGTGAACTGTCACTTTAAAAGCTGTAGGTTCGGGACATTAGGCTCAAGCTTCACACTCATCTTCAAGAACTGTACTTTTAAAGATACAAAAATGGGTGATGTTAATTGTGACCAGCTTAGAATTCAATCAGAGGGCAGTTTTTATTTTGAGGGAGGTACATTCTGTGCCCACATTAAAAACTATAATCTTAATGGCTTTGAGTTTAAAAATACATATTTCCCTAGATCCTTTTCTTTATCAGGTCGAAATGTAAATGGTCTTAAAGGAATAGACCCCTACAGAATCTTTCAAATGAGAGATGTTAAGGGCATGACTGATGAGATGAGGGAGATTGCAAAAAAGCAAAAAGGAAACAGAGTTACTGAGATTAAAGGAAAAGTTGCTAAGATTATACTTCGAGTAAAAAAAGACCCCTCTATGATCTCTAACTCAAAACTAAAAGAGTCTCTAAGAATTGTTAACTCTTGGATTGTTGAAATGAAGAAAGTACTTGGGAAGGATATCAGAAAAGAATCAGCTTTCTTCTTAGAGGTCGAAGCCTTTAAGCAAACTGTAGAGTTCGCAAGCAATGTTCTAAAAAGAGAAGATGAGATTAAAAGTTCAAGGTCTATAAGGCAGGTCAAAGACCTCTTAATAGATCTTGATAGTATGTCAAAAAATTCAGAATCTAGAAACCCAAGCCTTACAGCTAAGGTGGATGAAATTAAAGAATTTGCTAAAACAAAAATCGAAGAGTTGAAAAAAGAAGAGGGTAGCTTATTGGATAGGCTCTTTAGAAGAAGAAAGTCTTCTATACAAAGAGTTGTGTCCAGGTATCTGAGATAGCTTTCTATTTATACTCCTTTTATAGTTAGCTGGAAAAAAAGGAGTAGACCTATGAGAAGAAAAGCAAAAGCTGATGTTAAGCCAATTAGACAAAGAACACAGTTCACTTGTGTTGCAACCTCTACATGCATGGCTTTACAAGCACTAGGTGTAAAGTGTGATGAGGAAACTGTTAATGAGATCATTGGTGCTCAAGCACTAAGAGGATCAAGGTGGGAAGAAGTACTTGCCTGCTGCCAATACTTCGGTTGTAGAGCTACCCTCACCACACCAGCTACCCTCACTCAAGTTAAAGAATGGACAGATTCAGGTAGACCTGTTCTCATTGCATGGAATCCTGAGGGTCGTGATTGGAGTCACGCATCTCTGATTTATGATGTGACAGGTGAAAAGGGAAGTTATGAAGTACATGTTGCAGACCCCAATATCCCTAACCCAGATAAAACTGTAAGAGTTGTTGGGGAAGATGACTTCTACAACAAGTGGTTTGAGAAATGGCCTAACTTTTTAGTTAGAAGACCTGCTCTTATGATAGACAGAGAAGTTACTCCTGATGGCAGACAAATCATGGCTAGCTTAGGGACAACATTCCCTCAAGCAGTTAGAGAAATAGTTTCTAACATAAGACACCTCGGTTTCTTGATTGTAGAAAACCAATGGTCAACTACTGATGAAAACCCTACTTACAAAATCTCTGTGCCTGGCATTGAAGACTACACTCTCGAATTTGAAAGAAGCCCTATCCCCTCTGTAAGGCTTATTGAGGGTAGGAGAGTTGTAAGAACCATTAAAGAAATCTCAAGATTTCCAGAGATTATCAGACACCTACCTAAGCAAACTTCAAGAATGGCTTCTGTATTACCCTGCATTCAATCTCAAACTACAGTAGGTGATGAAGAAGCTAGATTAGCTCTTGAGTCTTTACCTGAGGGCATCTCAAGGAGAGAGAAAGCTATAATGCTTGCTAACTTACTTGATGGTCATGCGATTACAGGTAGGTTTAGTATGATAGACCTCGCCCTCAGAGACCTAGACAACATGTCTAGGCTTGCAGGGAAAAAAAAGAAAAAGAAGCGTAAACCTTCTAACAAGATGCCTAAGTTCAGAGACCCTAACACCTCTGGTATGTTTGAAGATGGAGTAGGCAGCTCTGGAAAAGGTGTACACCAGAACAGAGAAAGAGATGTTGCTAAAGGTAGCTCTAGGAAGATTAAGCATAAGAAAAGGAGTCCCGAGAAACAAGCCTCTATTAAAAAGACCATCCCATTACAACTTATTAAAAAAATGGAAACGCAGACAAGAAGCTCTTTCGCAAACCATGTTGTATCTGAAACACCTAAAACACTCCCAGATTCCCCTGTTCAATTTAGATTTGAAGTAGAATCAAGCACTCCTTTTACTAGCAGTCAAGAAAGGAAGATGGAGACTATCTTAAAGTTTTTTCAAAGTGCCATCCAAAGATACAACTCCATGCAAAGTAGGTCTCTTTCAGAGGGCACTTACACTATTGAGGCAGGTGACTTAAAGAAGGAGTCAGAGTATGGTTCTCATTATCTCTTCTTCAACATCTCTCTAAGCCCCTACCCTGCAAGTATCTACAACACAAAACAAATTATTGAGCTTGAGAGAAGGTAAATAAGATGGCTAAAAAGGTAGTCTATTATAAAAAGAAGAAAATCTACTTAGATACTGTTGAGTCTTATGCCTCTGACCCTGATAGTGCCCAGCATGAAGATGCTAAAAAGTTCTTGGAGAGCTATAAGAAGAAAAAAGAAAAGTACTATAATAAGAAAGAGTTCTTCACCGATAGGATTATGGAGAATTATGACGAGTCTGCTGCAAGGGCACTCAAAGATTGGAACTCCACTATGGCTGGAGGTGCGGTCAAGGTACTTAAAAGAATCCCTAGAAGCCTTTCAGCTAAAATAGACAATCCCTCAACTGCTTTTGAAAAAGGCTTCAACCTTTTTGCAAACCCTGACCCTAAAAGCCAAGAGAAGATCAAAAAAGAGATGGGTCAATTCTTCAAGAAAGTCTTTAAGAAAGACCTTAAAGAAGGTGAAGAAGAAAAGATGACAGATAGCCTTATGAAAAGTAAGACTACTGCTATGGAACATCTTTCAGAAGCTTCTAAAGAAATCGGCAAAGAGGTTGGCAGGTACGGCATTTCTGCAATGACAGGATTAGCTGGGGCAGCTTTGTCTGTTTCTGGTAAGGCTATTGCAGGTGGTATTTATGCAATTCCTTTCCTTTTTGAAGCGGGAGTGAATCTCTTAGATCTAAATAAAATAGATAAGCATGAGAAATATGTTAAAAGTAGAAATGAAGCTGAAGCCAAGCAGTATAAAAAGAAATCTGCAAAGGAAGTCACCAGCCAAGATCTTCTCGATCAACTTTACAAAGGAATCTATAGTGTTCCATCAAAAGATGAAGTAAAAGCCCTATCCTCTTTTATTAAGGATGGGGTCTTTGATCAAGAAGCCTATGAAAAAGAGATGGAGAAAGCTCTGAATGAAGTAAAAGACAGAGCTAAAAAGTATGTTGAGGTTATAAACAAAGGCTCTAAGGAAAAAGAAGAAAAAGGAAAGACTGCTTCCAGAGTTGCTTCAAGATACCTAAGAATGGTTTTCAGTGGGCGATATCGGCTTTACTAAAGTCAATGATGTCAAAGTTAGGGAAAGCATCTTTAACATCAAACTCAGACATGTCCTTAAGCTCTAAGTCAAATAATCGGCTTTCAATTTTACCCTCGCCTCCAAAATAGCAGACTACAAACAGTAAGTCTTCTTCTTCAATCTCACAGATACCGAAGAACATAAAGTTGGGTAGATCTTGATTGTGTAGCTTATGGTTGATTAAAGTAGACCACATCTCTGGATCTTCATCGCCAAGCTCTAATGGAGGAATACTATGATGTGCAAGAAGTTTGCCTTCTTTCTCATAAATCCTAAAGTAAGTCACCATAGGCTCTGCTTCTTCAATCGGTATTTCCTTATGAGCCAAGTACTCTTTTATAAACATCGCATTTGATGTCAGAACATTATCAAAGTCCATTGCTTCTCCTTATACTAATAGTCTCTTTATACTATCTTTAAAAGTAAACTCAAGCTAAAAGGCGGTCTGGATATGAAGTCTGAGAAAACAAGTGGTTTATATGAAGATGTTAAAAAACAGATTCAGGAGATTAACCCTCTAAAGAAAAGGGTTAATCTCAGAGACTCAAATATTACTGTCCTCAAAGATATGTCTGACCAAGATTGGAAAGAGTTTGAAGATATCAATCAAGTTTGGAGAGGACCACACCCTTATGAAAAAGGTAAAATGATTGGTTATTGGGTTCTTCATGGGTGGCACGAAATCTCAGAGCTGAGAAGGGAGAGTAACTATTGTCTACAACAGAAGTACTCTTATGCTTCAATAATGTTTCAAAAGTGGCTCATGGAAATAAGGACAGGGGAGAGAACAAAAGAAACTGTACAAGCCCAAGAAGATAAAGACTTCCATGAGTTGGAAATCCTCTTTTATGAGGACAATAAGATCAAACCTGTTAGATTTGAAAGAGAGATTTATGAAGCTGACATTATTCAGGTTTCAGAGGGTATTCGTAAGTCTTTCAAAACAGAAGGCTATCAAAGAACATGGACACAACAAAAGTATGAGGCTGTTGCAAAAAAGCTACCTCTACAAATGATTCACTCGGTTGCAGTAGTAGGAGACCCTTTGATTGAGGGTATTAAAGATGGATTTGACACCCTCAAAATTTTTAACACTGATAAAAGCAGAAGTGTTGGTGAAAAGCTGGTTACTACAACGATAGTTTTATTTCAAACTATCGGCAAGAGCATTAACCAGTCGTTTCGAAGGCTTGGCTTGGAAATCATGCGACCTATGATTAAGTTGTTCACAGATTTTATCCTTAGACAGGCACTTCCTCTTGTGCTGGGTTTAGTATCAATGTTCTTTGGAGGGCATGCTAGTACCTTAAATGGTTTTATTACGAAATATGCTGTGAAAGTACTAGGCTTGAAACTTGTTGGGCTTACTGGCTTTGCTCTCTCTTTTGCAATTAGCTATGCAGTAGCTTACGTTATTGTTCTAGCAATCTGGAAGGTTGTCGATATAGTTTTGCCTTTAGAGAATGAGTACGAAGAAATTGCGGAGCAGATTTTTATAGGTATTGCAACACCAGAAAAACTAGAAAAAGAATACAACAAAAAGCTCGATGCCATTATGGATGATGATAGTCTTACCTATGACGAGATGAAGAAGAAGATGGTAGATGTCCATAAGGATTTTCAAGATAATGTTAGACCTGCTATTGAAAAAAGCCTTGCAAACATAAAGGGCTTAGATGACCAAAGCTGGCAAGACCTTCTCCCTAAATGGATGGGTAAAGGTGTAGAGTATGTTAAGGGTCTTAAGACTTCTAATGAAGAAAGCTCTTTCCTCTTTAGATACATCGAAAAAGATATGACAATGAAGATGACAGAGAAATTAGAATCTTCTTTGAAGGGCGGTGAATTTAGTTCTGTCTTCTTTAATATTCTAAAAGGTGAGGAAAAAGTGAACCCTCAAATTCTTGAGATCATAAAGTCCAGACCTAGTTTAGTTAAGGACATACAAGCTAATATAGAGCCTCACTTGGCTGTTTAAGCCAACAGTCTTTAACTCTATATCTTTAATGTTGCTAAATTGCTCTTTTAACTCAAGAGCCTCTTTCATTGAAAGAGAGAAGTGATCTCTCATAGGCTCGAAGATTAGACAGTTGTCTTCTTCTCTTAAGTATTCCCACTTTTCTCCTGTGTGCATTGAAGAATCATAGTTCCCAACATTGTATACAACATACTCTATAATCTCTTCTTTCGTATTTGTATGGTTCTGGCCTTGCCAATTACTTTTCACCTCTTGGAAAGCCTGCCAGTTCCAATCATTCTCTGCCCCCTCAAAAGAAGCATTAAAGAGTTGGTCTAAAATAGTTGCTGCATACTCATTCAAATTGCTTCTGTCTTCTTTTGTTCCAGAGAAGCTAAACATTTGACTTAGGTTTGTGTATTCACTCATATACTCAGAGAGCTTCTTGAGTACGAGATCTTTGTTTTCATTAGGGATATTAAAACTCATTTATTCTACCTTTTCTAAATAATTAATGGCTAACTCTCTAGCCTCATTTGATGCATCTACTTCCATAACTCTTTCTTTAAGGGTCAACTCAGACCAACCAGAAGTAGCGACCTTTTTCATTTTATCTACAATCTCACTCATTCTTTGTTCCTCTCCCTTTTCTCTGATTGCTTCTTCTACTTTGAAAGCAACAGAAGCAGGTTTCACAGGGAGATTGTGTCGAATGAAGTCTACTTTATTTTTCTGGACTTGAACTTCTACAACACAAGGCTCTCTATCCATATCATCTAGGTGCAAAGAACCTCTTGTTAAAGAACCGACATTAACAACTGTTGAACCATTAGGGAGTTGTGTGATCCCTTGATCCTTATGCCAATGCCCAAAGAACCAACCATCTACATCTGGAATGGTATTTAAGAAGTCATAGCCTACTATATCTTCAGATTCAAACATAGAACCTGTCTTGCCTTTCCTAGCTAAGAGGTGGCAAGCAACTAAGAGAATGTCTTCATCTTTCTTCTTAATGTTAGAGAGTCGGTCAAAGTCATAGACTGTTCCATGATAAGGAATACCTACTACCCTCAGTTTAACTCCAGATTGCTCTATAACGAGTTCTTTTTCATCACCTAACTCTTTGAACAGACCTGATGAGAAAAGAACCCCTAAGGGCTGTTCTGGCAAGTATTCGTATTTACCATATTTAACATCATGGTTTCCTACTAAGCAGTATATAGGACAGTTGTAATTCTCATGTGCATCAAAGGTGTTCTTAACAAGACTATGTGAGTTCTTGGTTGGAGACTTAACGTCAAAGAAGTCACCCCCATCCAGAACAAAGTCTGCCTTTATCTCATTTGAGAGATTCCCAATCCATTTAAGTTTATTGCAGACATCATCAGTCCAAGAACCTGTCCTTCTTCTTGGTGTCTTATCTGCCATGTGTACATCTGTTCTCCAGATTAGCTTTATCATGTTCAAATCCTTTTTTAGTTTCTTTATAAAATAATACTTTAGCCCAGCTAAAAAATTACATGCCCCCTCGCACGTTATTGATAATAAGGTAAACACTTAATCAAAGAAAGAGATGAAATATCATGACTAAAAATGAAGCTTATGAAGCACTAAAGGCCATTGGCAACAAGATCGAAGAAGATCGAAGTCTCAACATCTATAACTCACTCGCTGTTTCTCTTGAAGAGGGCATTGCAGATGATGATTGGGCTGTAGAGCTAAAACTCCATCATAGAGATGGAGACAATCCTCTGGATTATAGGATTGAAGTTGCAGTTGAATCTATTGACCCAGAGACTATCGAAGTAACTTTTGAACTTGAAGATAAGAAAGATACTATTTTGAAGGGGTCTTTCAACTCTTGGGGGAAGAATCTTGAATATAACTCTGTGGCAGAGGCTGTTTCTGGAATCAAGAACACAGCTAAAGAAATAGAAGATGGTAAAGCTGATAAACTTAACAAAGCAAAAGACGATCTTCTTAAGTTATTGGAAGATAACCATATTAAATGGGTCAGAAATATGGCTGAGGTTGTCAGTGTAGATGTTGAAGTTTCTGATGACTCAGAGACTCACGCTATTAAAACTGATTGGGGTCTTAATTTCAGCGTAAAATATGAGATTGACTTCTCTGTGGAAGGTCAAGAGGGATCAATCACATTCTATGTTGTAGGTGAATCTTTTGATGTGACTTTCACAAGTGGCTCTTTACGATATATGGAAGAGGGTTTAATTTCAAATCGTGATTTTAGATCTAAAATTAGAGATGCAATTAAAGCATACAAGAATGTTAAACATGAATTGGCCAAAAAAGAGATGAATGATAAGTTAGATTCAGTATTGGAATCCATCTATGCCTCATTAAAAATTAATGGCATTGACATTGATTATGATATTCCTGAAACATACACAGATGGCTCAGAAACTTTTAGTACGAGTACTATTCGTTCTGCATACCTTAATATTTATGTAGAGCTAAGTCCTAGAAACAACTTTATTTACACTATTGAGGATAATCAAAGCATTGCTTTGGAAGAAGTTTATAAGGCTCTGTATAAAAAGTACGATGAGTCTGAGATGGAGTCTGATCCAAAACTTTTTGCTCGCATGCTTACGCAAATTATCAATTTCGTTCATGATGAAGCAAAGAAAGCCTTAAATGTAAAGAAGTCTACAGAGAGGCTTCTCAAAGTAGCTCAAGTTGAACGTCTTAACAAAGTTAAGCTACAAAAGGATGGGAGTGTTGTAGGGGAAACATTTACTAAAGCAAAAATCAAACTTGCTATGAAAAATGGAGAGGTCGTTGCTGCTGTATTGATTCCTCGAAAACTTTTCAAAGACCAACTCCACTTAACTAAGGGTAACTTAGATAGATTCCTTAGACAGAATTCTGGAGCTAAACTCAATCGTCTAGGTCTATTTTATAGCTTTGTATATAGAAACTCTGGAGATGTCCAAGACACCGCTGAGGGTCTATTCCGACTAACCACTCAAGCATAAAATCTAAATTGGTTCTTTGGTTCTTTTAAAAAAGCCACATATTCACATTACGAGTATGTGGCTTTTTTCGTTTTTAGACACTTAGAAATGGATAATACATGGACAATGCCAGCTTATTCTCAGCACTTGTTAGTTTTGCCTGCTACTACTATGCCTATAGGCTCACTAACTATGGTTCTGAAAACCTGACAGAAGAAGAAACAAACTCAGAAGTGGCTTTCTATACCCTCTTTGGGATAGCGACCATGATAATAAGTTTTCTATAGTTATAAAACTAAGGAGATATAGATATGAAAACAATACAAGAAAAAATAGCAGAATTAGAAACCAGAACATCTAGCCTTGAGAAGAAATCAGGGTTTCAGCTTCCTATGGAGAAAGCTACTCTCGAGGACATTGCACAATGGATTGTTGATCAGCCAGGTGTCGTAGACACAGTTTATTTAGATGTTGTTGAAGATATAGAGGGAACGCTTCTCCACACATACGCAAATATGTTGAATGTCAGTCATTATGATATCTTAGAAGCACTTAACAAGCCAACTCAGGTAAAGGTTGTTTTTGTTTTCAGCAAAACCGTCTTCAAGCCAACTTTCAAGGCAACTTTAACGTATTTCAAGAAATCAGGCAAAGTTAAGATAACTAAGGGTAGGATACGAAAAGCTCCTAAAGTACCTGTAGTTAAGAAGACCCCTCAAGAAGTTGCTCAATTGATTCTTGACAAGGGAGGTCTTGAAAGCCTTGATAGAATATTAAGAAGAAAACCTATTACTTCTTTAGACCAGAAAAAGTGGTACGCTGAAGAGCTTCTTAGGGTTTGGACATTTAACCTGAGAAAAAGAAAAGACCCAGACCTTCCATCAAGAATGAGTACAGGATTTAAACAAAAAGTGATTGAAATTCTTGTAGACACTCTTCCTAATGCAATGGAGGATGGTGAGTTTATTTACTCTAAATAGGGGAGTTAAGGTCTGGAATCTTTCCATGCTTAACAAAGTTCTCATGTGCCTTAGGCCAGAGAGCTTGAATCTGTCTACTGATTTCTCTAGCTAGTAGTTTAATCTCCCATTGAGCATCTGGGTGGTCTCTTTTAGCAACAAAGCTATTCACCCAGTTGTGCAATGAACCTGTAGCCCAATAGGTTGTATATAGGTTTTGTGGCAAGATCATTCTAGCCTGCTCTCTAGCAATCCCTTTATCAATCATCTTGTCATAGAGCTTCACAGACTCTTTTACATGGTTCTTGATAGCAGATACACTGTCCAGCTTTAAGAACTGTGGGTGGTCGTAAGGATCGAACTCAATCACAGGGTTGAAAGTCTCATCGAGACTCGCTTGTCTGTTCTTAGTGTCCTGCATTCTCATTTCTTGTGGGTAATAAAACTCGATCTTATCTGAAGTGTATCTGCGAGATATTTCATTGTAAGAGAATGTTCTGTGTCTCATTTGTTGACGAGCAACAAACATAGGAACTTTAATCCAGAATGTTAAAACATTGTGTTCTGTGGTAGAGGTATGGCCTTCTCTGATGAGGAAGCTGGATAATCTTTCTTCTCTGTCTGACCATTCTGTACTTACTTTATCTAAAGAAGCCCTTGCAGCGTTTACGATGGTAAGATCATCTCCCATACTTTGGATAAGAGAGACACCCCCGATGTTATCATTATAAATGTTGACTCTGTTGTTTTGAAAATCTGTTGACATAGTTTAATCCTTTGAATAACCACCAATGTGGTAATATTACCTAGTGGCTAATGAAAAGCAGAAAAAAGTTTAAGGCTTGAAAAAATGATTGATGAAGAAGAAGTCCCTACAGTAATCAGGAAACCTAAATGCAATGTATTGTGGTTTCAGGACAAGCAAGGCTTTGAGAGGTGGGCTTGTAGAAACCAACTATCCTCTTATGGTTTTAAAATGGATAAAACCCATTGCTGGCTTGGATCATGTCCTGGAAGAATAGGAAAGCTAGTTGACATTTCAGAACCTGTTAAACCAGAAGCTAAGGACATTTGCAACCACTATGGCTGTTCCGAGAAAATTGCATCTTCAAGGAAGAAGTATTGTTCTGATAGGTGTAGATTGAGGAAAGCAAGGGCTGACTATGAAAAAAGAAACCCAGACAGGAAAAAGAAGAAGAAATAGATATTCGATCTGTCGCTCTAATCCTATAAAGGTAAGTATATAAATATAGGATTGGAGAATTGAATGTCTTTAGATACAAAGTACAGACCTTACAAGTACAGTGATGTTCTAGGTCAGAAAGAAACAATTAAGACCCTTAAAGGGTTTATTAAGTCAGATGCAGGGTGGAGACAGTCTTACCTTTTTGCAGGACCTTATGGTTCTGGTAAAACAACCTTAGGTAGGATTATGGCAAGAGCATTGTTATGTTCTTCTACTGTGGATGGTGAACCTTGTGATGAATGTGTTTCATGTAAATCTATGTTAGATGGCTCACATGATAGCTTTATTGAAGTAGATGCTGCCACAAATAGTGGTAAAGCAGATGTGAAAAAGCTATTGGAAGATCTCGCATATACATCATTTTCAGGATCTAAGAAGCTATATCTTTTTGACGAAGCTCATCAGCTTTCAAAAGATGCCCTAGATGCTCTTTTGAAACCGATGGAAGAGAATGACAAAGGTAGCTTTAACAAAAAGCTTGTTTGTATCTTTGCTACTACTGAACCAGAGAAAATGAGACAGACTGTTCTCTCAAGGTGTGCCCCTGCTTTTATAATCAAACATGTTAAGTCCGATGAGATTGCAGACCGACTTGCTAAGGTTTGTGAGGAAGAAAGCTTTACATATGAAAGAGAGGCTCTTTTATTAATTGCAGACTTCACAGAGGGGCATATTAGAGATGCCCTAAAAGCAATTGAGGGTGTAGCTAGTTCAAATGATGGTAATGTAGGTCTTGATGGAGTAAGGGCATATCTTCATGTTGATAGGAATGACCAAATCTCCCAGCTTCTTATTGAAGACACTCCTAATGCTTTAGGCATTATTGATGATCTCTTGGGCAGTTCTCCTGTGGGTGTTTTGTATGACAGATTGCTTACTGCAACATCATGGGCAATTACTATTGGCTTAAATGCTGGCAACCCACCACCTTTTTGGAAAAAAGACATTTTAGAGAAAGCATGGGATATGCATCAGACTAATTTATTAGTGTTAGCTGACGCATTAGCGACTGCCCCTTTAAGACCAACGGGTGCAATGTTTAAAGTGGATTTCTTGAAATGGAGTATGTATGGGGGTCAAATACCACAAAGGCAAGAGAGCGTATTTGTGAAAAAAGATTTGCCCGTAGAGACACCAAAAGAGGGAAATGTTAAAGAAAATCAATCAATGTCCTTGTCAATGTTCGCTTCGTTGGTAAAAAGTAAGTTAGAGAAATAAAAAAATAAAACTTACAAACTAGCGAGTATCGTCTATGCCAAAGAAGGAAGTTTCCTCTTGGGTTATTCTAGAGATAACCTCAAAAGGAGAGGAAGCAGCAACAAATGGTCTTTTAAAAGATCTGTTGCTTGAGAACTCTCCTTTTAAAGAATCAGATATATTTATCCCTATAGTTAAACATGGGAGTCGTTCCATTTGGATGATGGAAGGATATATCTTCATTAAGTCTGGATATAGTACTTCTGACTACTATGACTTGAAAAGAACTTATCTAGTCTCGAATATAGTAAGTCAGGTAGATAGTAGAACAGGTCTTATTAGTGTAGGTGTTATTGAGAGTAAAGACCTTAACCATATGTTAAAAAAAGCAGATGAGTTAGGTGCTAAGTTTGATGTTGGGGATAGGGTTAAGATTGTAGAGGGAGAGTTTATGGGCTTTGAAGCTGAAGTTGTCTCTCTCTTTAAAAAAGAAAACCTAAGAATGTATACGCTACTCATAAAGATGAGAAGTGTGGAAATCATAACAAGTGCAAATTGCTTATCTGTGGAGGCTGTAGATTATGGATGCTAAACTAATGGAAGAAATCTTCTCTTCGGATCAAGGTCTTAATAGCCTTCCCTCATATAGCACATATGTAGCACCAGAAACGGATTACCAAGTTCAAGAGATACTAGGTCACATGAGTTTAATATCTCCAGTAGAAGCAGATATGGTAGAGCTTCATTTGTTGAAAGGTGTTAGCCAAGCTCTCTTAGGTAAAATCTTTGGATATACCCAGCCTAATGTTCATTATCGTATCAATAGAGGTATAGAAAGACTCAAAATCTATCTTCAAATTTCCCTATACACAGAAGAAGAGCTTAGGAAGCGTCTTAGGGGATTCTTCACTGACCAAAAAGACATAGATGTTCTTGTTTATTTATACCTGTACTCTAGTCAGAGCCATGTTGCTCGAATGCTTGGAGACACTCAAGGGAAAGTCAGGTACAGGTTTCTAAAATGTATGCAAAGCTTATCTCAAGCCCCAAACTTAGAAGATGTTTATCTGTCTATGAAGATAGTTGGGGACAATCTTACATTACTCAGAACAGACCCTGATTCTTTTGTTCAAAAGAAGGTTATCATATGAATAAAGAAGAAAAAGCTGTTCTGCCCAAGAATATTGTCAAAAAGTGGATAGAGAGTGTGATGCAACATCAATATGATATTACTGTGCATGCAAAAGACTCCCCATTCCCAGAGAAATTTGTTAGGTCTTTAATCTATGAAGGCTGGTCTGTTCAAATTGTTAATGAAAACAGATTGATAGTTACTTCAAATGACCCTTTAAAGCTAGCAGACTTATCTCTAAGACTAAGAAAGATGGGCTTCCTAGTCACAGATTCAGATTAATATAGGTTAGATACTCTCCTCCTGTAGTCAAAGAAACAGGAGGCAAGATGTTGTGTTATCTGAAATCAAAAATGGAAAGCGTGTGTGTCTGGAATATATAGGGGATTTTTCTTACCCTACTTATCTTATTGTTCTTTTAGAGGAAGCAGGGTATGAGCTTGTTTACTTAAACCCCCCAGATAAGCTATTTGAATTCGTTCATAGAGAGTGCAATCAAATGAGGGTTATTGTTACTCTACAAAATGAGAGATCATGGTATCACAACATTATTTGTAAAGATAAGATGTGGGGTGTGGTTTACAATGGTAAAACAAAATACCATGAAGTGGGAAATAAGGTACTCCATCTTATTCGAGAGAGTTACTTAGAAAGTGGTATTTGAATGGAAGATGAAAACATCAGCAAAGAAGATATTATAATAGTAGTACACAAAGATGGAGACACTACTTTTATTTTCAGTGAAGACAATGAAGCAAGTGTTGAACAGATGAAACTGTTTACTAGAATATATCTTTGTGTAGACCCTAGTTTTATGATGCTCATATTTTTATACATTGAAAGTATACTCACAATGGTAGATATAAAGGTCAGAGAGTCTTTGTCCAAGTTTTTCAAGGATGAAGATTGAAATCATATAACAAGAAACATCTTTAACTCTTAAAAAAGGAAATATTTATGTCCGAAAAATGGAAAGCATCAAGCCTAACAAATGAACTTCTTCACGATCTGGTTGGAAACTGCCATCCTCACCTTGTTGATGTGATGGATGACATTGCTATTATCTTCAAAGATAAAGCAAGTCGTAAGGGAGAGACTCCAATCATGGGTACTACTGCAAAAGCACCTGCAATTCTTTCAGTTCTTGGAGAACGTGAATACAAGTTTGTAATCACCCTCGCTAATGACTGTTGGGCATTGTTGAATGATGAGCACCGCAGAGCTTTGCTTGATCATCTTCTTTGCTTTATTGGTGGTGTCGAAGATGAAAAGACTGGAGAAATGAAATACTTTATCCAAACCCCAGATGTCTTCTACTTCTCTCAAGAGATTGAGCGTAATGGTAATTGGAGAGTTGATGTTAACTTGAACCCTGAAGAAGAGGAAGAAGAAGCCTCTGACTCTGAGCAAACTCCAATCCTGTAAGACTTGTTTGAGTTTTAAGAGATACAAGGATCTAAAAATGAAATTTGTAAACAAATCTGAAACAATTCTAACTCTCAAAGATATTATTGAATCTGCTGGCAGTGTAGAGAGTGTGGAAGCATATATCAAAGAGAACAATCTTGTTCCCTTCTCTAACGAGACTTTTAGTGGCTATCAGAAAGCCACAGCTCAGACTGCAAAGTACCCACAAGAATTTGCTATGGTCTACCTTTCACTAGGCATTGCTTCTGAAGCAGGTGAGGTTGCAGGTAAGATGAAGAAATGGATTCGAGATGGAGATAGCAAAATGACCAGAGAAGAATGGGTACAAGCTATGTCCTCTGAAATCGGAGATGTACTTTGGTATGCTGCTCGTCTTGCTGATGAACTTGGTCTGAATCTCTCTCAGATTGCAGAGGAGAATATGGACAAGCTGTTAGATAGGAAAGCTAGGGGTGTTATTGGTGGTTCTGGGGACAATCGCTAGAGACTATTCTTTTAATTTCTTTGCTTGAAAGGTAATAGACCCATTTTCCTCTGTCATTAAAAAATGACCTGGAAACTTAAATCTCTTGCCTTTCAAATCTATGATGTTCACTTCTTTAACAACCTTGCTAGGTGTCGGTGTAGTCTTCCATTCACGCAATCCTTCCACATCAGGTATGTTGAGTATGGAATCTATGATTTCATCGGTGTCTTCGTTTTTCATCTTGAAAGTCCTTTACATTTCTATAGGTTAAGCAACACCCACCTAAAAAGAACACAAAAACTATTGAGGTCTTACCTTAATTTTATAAGGTGAGTATTACTGTATTTAATAAGGAGATTAAAACATGGCAAAGAAAGCCACAAGCAAAAAAAGTACAAGTGCTAAAACAAAAAAAGGGATTGACCTCTCTGCTGTGCTAAAAGAAGCAGAAAAAGGACAAAGCGAAAGCTCTCTTGTTGAACTCGACATTGACTCACTGTCAAGCTCTATGGCACATATCAGCACAGGTTCTGTTGCCCTTGACTACCTCATTGGTGGTAAAGAAAACTCACAAGGTGTTCGCCCTTGTCCAGGTATTCCAAGAGGTCGCATTACAAACATTTATGGTTTGGCTGGTGCAGGTAAAACCACTATCGCTTTACAGACAGCAGCAACTGCTTGTTCTGAAGGTGGTACATGTGTGTATATCGACTGGGAAAATGAAGTAGAACCTCGTTATGCTTCTAAACTCGGTGTTCCTGTCACAGACAAAAGCAAGTTCATGCTTCTTCAGCCTGAAACCCTTGAGCAAGGATTTAAGCTCATGGTTAAGTTTGCACAAGCTGGGGTTGATCTTATTGTTGTTGACTCTGTGGGTGCAGGTGTGCCCGAGAAGATGGCTCAAAAAGAAGCTGGAGACCAAGCAGCCGTTGGTTTGCTTGCTCGTCAATGGTCTCAGTTCTTACCTTTATTCAAGCGTGTGATTTCTAAAACAGGCACTGCTGTCATTGGTATATCTCAGTTGCGTGAAGCGATTGGTGGTATGGGTGGCTTTGGTGGCGGACCTACTCGCAAGCCACAAGGTGGTCAAGCTTGGACTTACTACTCTACACTAAAGATGATGCTTAAAGTTGTAGGTAAGGATAGAGGTAAAGAGTGGGATGGTCTTCAAAATAAGATGATTGATACTGTAAAAGGTAATCTTGTTCGTGCTGTTCTGGATAAGTGTAAGGTTTCAGATGCCTATAAGCATGAAGCAGACTTCTACCTTGTAAATGGTATTGGTGTAGACAATGAGCGTACTGTCCTTGAGCTTGCAATCACTGTGGGCTTGATTAAAAAAGGTGGTGCATGGTATACATGGTCAGACCCTAAGAGTGGTCAAGAGTATAAAGGTCAAGGTCTTGATAACTTCCGAAATCTTCTCCCAGAGGATTGGTTGTCTACTATGTTTGCACAAGTAAAGCCATACCTCACTTCTAAGACCAAAGATGTGGAAGATGCCTCTGATGCAAATGCTCTTGAAGGTGACGCTTGTGACGCTCTAGATGAAATCAATGAGATTTTTGGAAGCTAACCCTATCTTCTAGGTATGATAGTTTAGAGGTGTCATATGAAAGTGAAAATAGAAAACTATCAGTCCATCAAAGAAGCAGAATTTGAGGTAAAAGGACTTACTGTTATCTCAGGTGCTAATAACACAGGTAAGTCAGCCTGTGCTAGAGCTTTAACTGGAGTCTTTTCTAACACTAGAGGGCACTCTCATGTTCGCATAGGTGAGAAGTTTTCTTCTGTCCTTGTTGACTTTGGAGACTCTAAGACTATCGAATGGAGAAAAGGCAAGGGTGTAAACAACTACCTTGTAGATGGAGAACTCATAGACAAGGTAGGTTCTTCTGTTCCAGATGAGGTAAAAGCATCTGGTGTAGTCTCTGTTGATGTTTCTGGGAAAGAGGTTTGGCCTCAAGTTGCTAAACAGTTTGAGCAAATCTTTCTTTTAGATATGCCCCCAAGTGTCTTATCTTCTGCTCTTTCAGATGTAGAAAAGATACAGGCTCTTGAAAAGGCTTCTGACCTAGCTAACTCTGATACTCGAAAAGCTAAGACCAGACTCAAAGTTAAGAATGAAGATCTTCTTCTTGAAAAAGAAAAGGAAGCTAACTTTGAAGGTATTTCTGATTTAGAGTCTATCTTAGAAGAAAAGAACCTACTTGAGGAAGAAGCAGAAACCTTTCTTTCTCAAGCCGACTCTCTTTCAAGAGTTAGGGATGCGAGAAATCAGTATCTAAGGAGCATTCAAATTCTAGAGGATCTTGGTGATGTAGAACTCCCTAATGTGGATCTTTCTTTGCAAGAATCTCTTAAAGAGCTGACTGCATTAAATATTGAAAGAAACAAACACTTCATGACTACAATGTCTATAGGAGTAGGCTTAGAAAGCTTCCCAGATCTCCCTGAATCAATCCCAGACACTTCTTCCTTAGAAAGTGTTCAGTCTAAAAGAAAAGATCTTCTAGGGGCTATTTCAGAGATTGAACCTGTTTTATCTTTAGAGCTTCCAACTATTAAAGTAGATGACTCTTTAGATATCACAAAAGAGAGAAAGGCTCTTGCCTCTAGTATCTCTACCCTAGAAGATAACCTTGCTACTATTGTAGCAGATCTTGAGGGTCTTCTTTCTTCTATGGGTGAGATTTGCCCTCTTTGTGAAAGAGGACTCGATCACTGATTCTCCTCTAACCAAAGAGTCATAGCATCAACAAAGCTTGCACTCTTTGGTTGAGAGGTTTTATTTAAGAATTCTTCTTCTGAGAGTAAACAGGCTTTCTCTACTAAGTAAGGTGTGTCTCCTCCACAAAGGACTTTAACTTTGTCCTGCCCTCTTGTGATAGCTAAATAACCCAGCTTTTCTTCACCTTGAAGATCTAAGCCTATTCTAGGGAATCTTGTGGGAGTCATAGAAACATAAATATCTCTACACTCTAAGCCTTTCCACTGCTCACAAGTTCTGATTAAGACTCTATTTAAGTCTCTTTCTTTTGAAGACATTTTAGAAACTTTCTTCATGCTCTCCATATAATCAAGACCTTCTTCAATCATCCAATCTTTCTCTGAGAAGATTCTAGCAACTAATCCTAAACCAGACTTTAAGTATTCAAGCTTCTCATAAGAGCTAACTTTTTCTCCCATTGCTTCTTTCTCTAAAAAGAGCTTTTCCTCTTTTGTTAAAAGATTCTTTTTGAAAAGCTCTTCGTCATCTGCATCTTTGATTTCAAAAGCCAGATACTCTAAAAGACTTTCTAAATCTCCTTCATACTCAATTACTTTCATTAAGTAATCTACATAGCTTTTCACTTCTTTACTCTTAGAGAAAGCAAAGCTTTCATTTAAGAGGGCATCTAATACACTTTCGCCCTCTGGGTTAAGGTAGTCGTTGAAGTCTTCAGGCAGGTTAAAGTCTAAGTATTTGTGTATATTACAAACAGACTTATATTGAGTAAGAGGGTTGTTAGACTTTATGCCAAGAATATGTGTGAGAGCATTAACAGAACCTGTATCTAAAATATCATGTTTGGTACTACAAGATACTTTGTTGATCATCAGTTCTAAAGCATACCCTACTACTTCTTTTTCGGATCTACATACAATTCCAAACTTGTGGTTTTCATTGTCGTGAACCCAACCCTCAAACTCAACTTTTTGCTTGATCTCTTGAGTTATTTCTTCTTTACCTGGACTAAGACCTTCCTCACATATCTTGTAGTAGATCTCTCCACCATCTTTGTAAGGACTAGCTTCACAACTCAAGAGACTTGGAGATATGATATTATTAGCTGCTTCTACTATATTCAGTCTTGACCTATAGTTAGTAGTAAGAACAGCTTTTTTGGCTTCACTTGCAGTTTTAGTATTCTTTTGGTTAGAGTCACCTATTAACAAATAGCTTTCAGCAGAAGCTGTTTTGGGAGTTAAGGTCTTAGGGTCTAAAGAGCCTGCGATTAAGTCAAACATAGTCTTTTCAGATTTACTTAAATCCTGAGCTTCGTCTATAAAGATATGAGAATACTTTTCATTCATCTTTTCCAAGATCTTAGGATTGTCAATCAAAGCTTGACTTGCAAGTAATGCATAATCTCTCCTATCCACAGACCCTTGTTCTTTCTTAAGATATTCAAAAGCACCATAAGTCGCTATCTTCATATCTTCTTCAATTCTCTTTTCGAGTTGATTGATAGATAGAGGTGGGTTTTTATCTCTCTTAGCCCAGAGGTCAGAAGCAGATACCATTTGCTTTTGCTTCTGGAGGATATACTTTTTCATCTCATTTGTATTGGGTTTAGAAACATTGCTCATAGGGTCAAAACCTAAGTTAAACCATTCATTCCTACCAGAAGCTAACTTAGGTGGTTTAGAACCTATAGATGCAAACCTACTAAACTGAGAGTATGGTTTTGCAGACTTGAGAATTTCTTTTCCTTGAGAGGTAGAGATATAATCATTTATAGAAGACCTAAAGTTCAAATCATCCCATATAGAGTCTGAGCCATCAGCAAGCTTAATCTCACCATCTGAAATTTCTTTAACAGCAGGAGAAACTAAGGACAGGAGATTAGGGGCTTCTGTTAGATATGCCTTTTCAGCAATGACTCTTGCAACTTTAATAAGGAGAGGTTTTAGTCTTGGATCTTCTCCAATAGAAGCTTTCCTTAACATTGCTTGCTTTACAGGTGCTTCAGAGCCTTCGCCCTGTCTTACTTGCTCAATGGATGCATCCACCCACTCGCTCAAGTCTTCTTCTAAAATAAGGTTCTTGTCTCTTAAATAACCAGATTCATCAAGAATACTGAATGCAACGGACTCTGGGGTGACCCCAACAAATCTTCCTGTTGAATTAGCACCACTGTAGCTTATAACCTTTTCTCTTAGGTTATCTGAACTTTCTTTTGTTGAAGACACTACAATCATTTTATCAGATGGGACATTTAATTCTTGGATTGTGTAAGCTACCTTACTAGCAATCACTTTAGTTTTACCCGAGCCTGCACCAGCAGAAACTTCTAGCTCTCCCTTTGAAACAAGAACGTCTTCTTGTTCGGTGCTCAGACCTTGCTTTTTACCTGTATCTGTTAAGTGGTCAGATTTCTTACTCAAGATAGAAGTCACAACCGCAAGAGCTGCTGGAGAATCCTCTCCCATTTTTTCAGTTGCAGATTCTAGCGATTGCATCCTCTTTTCTTTTTCCTTAAGTAAAGAAATTCTTTCAATGTCTGTTGTATCAGGAGACTTTATTCTGCTCTCTATAAGTTTAATTGCTTTAGAGATAGTCTCAATTTCTTTAAGTTGATTTACCTTTACTTCTGTAAGTGTAGACTCTTTAACTTCAACACTTGCTTTCTCAACCCATTTCTTAAGTCTCTTGTCCTTTAGGTTGTCTCCCATTAAGATATTTAGTGAAACACCTTCTTTAGAACAGGCTTGGAGAGCAGACAGAAAATAGCCCCTCTCTTTTGAGTCTGTGAGGGTTTCTTTTACCTTGGTTGTTCTGCTTGAGTAGTATAAACAGATACTATAAAATATTTCACCTAAGCCAACAGCTTGTTCCTCTGACCCAGCCGAACCTCTTAATCTATTTCTTAATACGTTAGGGAGTGTTTTAAAAACCTGTACATCTTCTGTAAGAGGCGAAACAATAGACTTTATAATATTGTTTCTGATGTCAGTTCTTCTCTTCAATAAATCAGCTCCAGCTTTTAAAGTTCTTTCAGAACCCCCTTTTCTTTTAAAACCATATATGGCTAGGTAGAATTTAAATAACTCGATCTCAGGTCTCAGACTTAGATTTTTCATGGCATCTCCGAAAATATTATCTTTAGGGGATATATTATTATTAAAGGAATAAAAATGATAGTGATAGCTTCACTAACAGCACAAGGTGCTTCTACTTCTCACTCATTAAAACACCCACCTAGCTTAACAATAAACACAAGGTATGGGGCTTATATATGTGAGGGTGTAAAACACACAAGTATTAACGACTCCCCAAAGAACACTAAATTTTACAATTTACCTACTCCTTGTCTTGATGATAAAATCCCTGTCCTTCAAGAAGAAGAAGTTGTGCTGGTTAAAAACCTAAACCTAGATACGCTAGGTGGCCTGATGAGGGCTAAGGGTCTTAGCATGATTGACATGGACTTCTGGAAATATATCGCAAGCGATAAAAAAGACCCAGAAAGCAAATATTGGACTATCTATAATGGGATTAAAGCATGGGTGATAGAGAACGACCCACTCTCTGAAGCAGAGGGGTTCTCTTATGTTGAGATAGGAGACTTCTGTGAAGAAGCTTTTAGCTTTATTAAAGAAGCATTACTAGATGGTCATGTAGCTACTCGTATGGGATCTGCCTATATTTACTTACAAGAAAAGCTAGACGAGGAGTCTTTCTATAAAGAATACCCTTGTGGTCTTATCTGTAGAAAGACAAAAGGCGAAGATGTTAGCGGTCTGTATAGAGATAATCGTGTCATGTGCGTTTATGATGTTAAAAGAAGAATCATATCCGTATCCTCCGATAGGCACATAGAAGGCTTTTCTTGTAGGGAAGTAGCTGCTTCTTTCTGGGGTGGGGATGTATTTGGAGATGTTGTCTATTCTTCAAGCCCTAAGTACAGAGCTCTAGGCGAGGGTGAGTATCGCAAGTTTATTATGACACTGGTAGAAAGGCTCTCTAAAGTTTAATAAGTCCTTTATATATGCACCATTGAAATATAATGGAGGATATATGAGAAAGACTTCAGCTACACTATCGAAAATACTAGAAAACTTAGATAAAAAGGTAGTAGATAACGCAAGCTCTATTAAAGCTGTGACTACTCAATTCGAGAAAAATGTATTTAAGAAGCCCATAGTGTTTAAGGTTGGAGAATACGAAGTTATAGTAGAGGCCAAAGGGGATAAAGAGTTTCCAGACTTATATCTCTCCTGTACTTGCAACTATTGGAAGTATCAAGGCTCTGAGTACCATGCTATCAATAATGAGTATTTGCATGGTAAAACAAAGGGTACGGCAACTAAGCCAGATAAAAAAGATCCTGATGGGACACATAAGGTGTGTAAGCATGTTTATGTGGTTCTGAGAGACTACTTTGGAGCTAACCTATGAAATACTATTACCAATGTTCAAATTGCAGCCATGACTATGTTTGCTATATCTCTATGTCTGAACATAAGACACCACAACCTTGTCCAGAATGCTCTACTGAAAACATGAAGCTTTTTAAACCATGTATAAACCATGTCTTCAAAGGAGATGGTTGGAGTACTAAAAATGAACGCATTAAAAAGCAAATGCGTAAAAAGAATGAAAAGCTTGATGTTAGACAGAATGAAATGAAGAAAGATGCTCCGAGTGTTACCCTAGCACCAAATGTAGATGGTGAGCGTGTAGACTCTTGGTCAGATGCTCAAAAACTAGCTAAGTCTAAGGGTAAGAGCACAGAATCCTATGAGCCACTTATTGCAAAAGAGAAAGAGAGTAAGAAATGAGTAGAGGTCGTTTAATACCAAGTTTAAATTACAGAAGTAAAGGCTTGATTGATATGAGCCTGCCGAACAAAAACCTTAGAGGTTTAGATCTTATTGAGGTCTTAGTAGCTTCAAACTTTGATGACGCTAAAACAGATCCCATTAAGATTTTTGAAGTTAGGTATGACTTTACTTTCGAAAGTCCTTTTATTCGTAAGTCTGGGGTTAACTTTGAACAAAATAGTAGAGATCTGACTAGATTTGTTTTTAACCTAGATGAATATGCAACGACACCTAAAGCAAATACGACTCGAGTCCCTACAGATGATGAGACTTGCTATCTAAGAATTAGAGGTCGGATTAAGGGTACAGGGGAGTTTACAAACTTAGGTCCTATTGTTGTTGTTGTCCCTTATGACTTCTTTAGTGTGACTTCCCCAATATTCACAATGATAGGCACTGCACCTGATATTGGTGCTGATTTACCAGACACCCTCACAAATAATGCAGTTAATTTACATCTTCCTAGCTTTAGTCAATCTGTTGAAGTTGTAAACCTTTCAGAAGTTGCTGGTGAAGATCTCTATGTTTCTTGTGCTGTTGGAATGCCACCTACTGTAGTTAAGCCAGGTGCTGACTTTTCTCTCAACTCAAGTGCTGTAGGTGAGTTCTTCTTTGCAGGAAAAGACTCTACCCCACAATTTACAATAAGATGCTCAGTGGTAAATCAAAAGTAGTCTAATAGTTGTTTTATATCTAGCCTTAAATAGAAAACTAGATATAAGGAGAACTATTATGCCTTTCATAATTGCTCGAAGAAGTGAAATTCAAAATGGGTCTGTTCAAGTTACAGATCTTTTTCCAAATGACTCACAAAGAAACCTTGTGAATGACCCTAAAGGTCAAGGTCCTTTCTATGTTCGTGTAGCTAACATAGGCTCTACAGGTGCTTCAAGACCTATTATTAAAGTAAACGCTGATACATCAACAGAGTTTCTTCGTGAAGCGAAGGGTCTTGTAGCTTACTTAGTTGCAAACATTGAAGCAGTTCCTAATGGTGCTGCAGATGCTTTGACAATAGCTGAAGCTGAAGAGATCGCTGATGGCCTACTTGCAAGAGTTCGTGCTGGTCAAAGTCTTACTGTTGCTGCTGTTAATGGTGTATGTAATGGTGTGAGTGCAGGTTCAGGTATCGGTGAGGGCAACTCAACTGCTGTTCTTACTGACATTCTTTCAATTCTTGCTGGTGAGGAGTACACTGTTGCAGGTGGTATTCCTGTTCAAGCTGCTAATGGCACATTCTCTGCTGTTATCTCTCCAGGTACTTTAGGCTCAACCATGCGTAACCTTGTTCCAAATGATGCTTCTTGGAAAATCTCTTTCTCAGAGGGTTCTTTAAGAGGCTTGACCACAGTTAGAGATGCTGTAAATGGCGATCTGTTCGCTGGGGTTCGCTCAACCTCTCCACTTCTCACTGTTTACAATAACGATGGCTCAATCTACAGCTAAGGAGAATTAATATGCCTTTCATGTGTACACCTAGAGTTCTTAACTCTACAGATGGTCGTGTTTCTGTTCAGATTACAGACCTACACCCTCACAAAACTCAATCTAATGCTACAATCACACCTAACTTTAAAGGTCCTGCATACCTTTATGCACATAGTCGTGATATAACTGAAGATGTTGCTCTCGATGGTAACTTTGCCACCACAGCTAATTTCTCAGGTTTAGCAGTATATATCTTGACTACTGTCGAGAATACAGATGCTGCAACTGTAGCTCTTACTGCTCCTGAGGCACAAGCAATAGCTGACGCTATCATTGCTAGAATGGAATCAGCTCAATCTTTAACATTAGCTGATATCAATTCTGCTATTGTAGATGAAATCGGTGCTGGTAATGATCTTGATGGTACTTTAGGAAACTCAACAGGCACAGTTGAAGAAGTTCTTCAAATTGTATCTGGATATAAAGTATTTACTGTCCCAGCAGGGCAAGACATCCAAAATGGTGGTGTTTTTGTAGCTTTAGGTGCTCCAGCTCAAGCAGGCTTCTTCTCAGACCCTGCTGACGCTTCTAGCCTTTGGACTGACTTTGACAACAACCCTTCTTTCTGGATCTCTGCTAAAAGAGGTCAGCTTAGAAAAGCTCAAGAAAGAACAGTTGCTGGCAATGCAGCACCTTTAGTCGTCATCTATGGTGACGACGGTTCACTCTACATTTAATATAAAGGAGAATAAATTATGGCAAGTCCAGCAATTTGTATTCGTGATGCTTCAATCAGTAATGGTCAGCTTATGGTTAAAGACCTTTGGCCTAATAGATCACAAGCTAACCCTGTTTTAGACCCTGTTGCTCAAGGTCCTCGCTACTTACGAGTAGTTGAGACTGCGACTCTTCCTGTAGTAGTTGGTGGTGTCGTGACTCAAGAAGTTAGTGGTTTAGCTGGTTATCTTTTAGTGAACCTTGATGATGGTTCTGCTGACCCAGCAGTAGGTGCTGCAATTACCCCTGCAAATGCAAAAGATATTGCTGATGCTATCATTGCTAGAATGGTTGCAGGTAACTCACTCACGCTTGCACAGATCAATGCTTTGATTGCTGCTGAAGTAGCTACAGCAGGTATTGGAGTAGCTACTTCTACTGCAACTGTTGAAGATGTTCTTCAAATCGTTGCAGGTGCAAGATACACTGTTCCAGCAGGTCATGTAGTTGAAGTTGGGGGTGCATTCCAGCCTTTGACTACAAGCTTCTTTGACTATAGCATCATGTCACCAGTCCTAGAAGAAGACTCAAGCTTTTGGATTTCTGTAGCTCAAGGTGATCTTCTTCTTATGAAGAGTACTCGCACAGTTAATGGTGTCAACCTTGACCCTTATGTGGTAGTATATGATGGTGAAGGTAACGTACTTTAACCATAACCATTAAACTAGGAAGAAGAGAAATTGAAAATCACTCTTTTAGATAAGAAGACTATTGGAGCTTTCCTTGACAAAAAACCCTTTGAGGGTAGAGTCCTCACTACAGATGGGCAAGAACTCAGAGCCTCTTGGGGCGGTGGGAAACTTGTCGCTAAGTGGGATAAAAAAGGAAAGTTGGTAAAGATACCTTCTGACGACAAAGGGGCTAAACGAGTTCAATCCCTTCT